CCTCGAACCTTGGCTTGCTAAATTCGCCAATACGTTGGTCATCTGAATGACGTTATTGCTTACTGTCGGTGCGCTTGCAAGCGTTGTGAGTAAATTTGTAAGTGATGTTGCCAACTGCGGCATATTGGTAATTGAGGTCTGTACACTCTTGTTTCCAAGCTTTGCTATGTTCTTGGCAACTTCACCAATCTGCGCCGCATTTTCAGACACCGCCGTAAACTGATTAAATGCGCTCGCCGTGGAATTAAGTGAGCTTGCAACCGTATTAAGTGCCGAACTGTCAACACTTGCTATTTTAGTGATGTTTTTTGCAAGCCTTGTAAAGCTTGCTGTGCCGACATCGTTTATCGACTTCATGGACGCGCCTAAATTATTGACATTCATAGCCAATGTACCAAGCTGTGAGCTGTTGACACTCCCTAATGCCGATGCAAGTATGCCAAGCTTAGTGATAAGGGTTTCAATGCTGTCATTTGCTTTTTTGGCGTTTGCTTGCAACCCAATCTCCAAGCTGTCAACTTCTGCCATTCTCTCACCTCCCCGTCATAAAAATAAAAGCGGCACAGATTACTCCGTACCGCCTCTTTCTCTCTTATTGCGTTCAAAGCTCTCTTGCATACCCATAAGCTGTGCAAGTAACTCTTGTCTTTTTTGTTCTGCAAGCCGTTCTTGCTCCACTGGGTCTTGTGCAACATATATAGCCTGTTCAGGATATTCAACCTTATCCTTGCCCCATGCACCGCCTCTTGTACCGATGATGATAGCCGGCAAGCCGTATTGTCTTGTCCATAGCCATACTTCCCTGTCTCGTTCCTTGCGTCTAAGTTTCTCACCCTCTAGGCAATAGCCTAAAGTTTTAGGTGTGAGTTTCTTGAACTCTTCAAGGCTTATGCCAATAGAAAACGCAAGCGGGAAGTATTCTTCCCATATCAGTTTGTGGAAATTTACTTTTTCCCCTTTGCTTTCTGCATCATCTCCAGTTGCTCCGCCGCCGACTTGTTCATCTGCTCGATTGTCTCCTGAAGACCGCTCAAAACGAAAAAACCATCGTCCTCCATGCACTTCTTAATGTCATCAAATAACTGATAATAACCGTACTTGCTGTCGGTCTTTCTCTTATGTTTAATATATTCTCGTGTCAGAGCCTTAGCTTCTGCCTTAGTGACCTGATTATGCTGTAAGCAGCCGGCATAAAACGCCATGTGACATACTTCGCTATAATCAGCAACCATCTTACCGGCACCGTTAGACATTGCGGTGATTGTGTTGCCGTTCTCCTTATAAATGTATGCTCCGGTCATATAATCGAACATCTTCTGTACGATGTCCTTATTCTCAGCGGCATCAAAGCCAAACTCTAACTTATATTCCTTGTTATCAATATCAAATGTTATCATTATGCTCTCCTTTTCCTCCTATGATTCACATAGGAAAAGGGGCAGTCCGTAGACCGCCCTTCTCTGTCAAATAATCACTTACTTGCCATACATCGACAAGTAATCATCGGCTGTATCGTCATTCAGTACAGCCATATTAGCTGAATGACTTACTATTCCCCCGGTGTAAGCTCCACCTTTGTGTCAAGTCCTTTGTATTCCTCGATTATGAGGTTGAACTCGACTGTTAAAAGACCGTTCTGGTCGATTGTAGGATGTGGAACATTTTCTGGTGGTTGAGCAACAACAAAAAATCCCTTGGTAATACCTGGAATTACAGTCTCAAACCACATACGCTTGCCACCTGTTAATGCCTTATATGCAGACATGAGTGTTTCCCATTCTGTCTCTGTCGCATCGGTAAAGTTGACTGTTATAGTCCACGTTCCGCCCGTATCAGCTCTGCCTTTTATGTTTCTTGTAATTGCATCTTCAAGAGCAGATGCGTCAATGTTCTCCTGGTCAATACTAATTCCGGCAATGGAATTAATTCTGGTAAGCTGTGTGAATGTTGTCGGCTTAGTTCCGGCTGTCGTTTCAGTGCCGTAACCAAACGTAACACCTAATGTAGATATACCTGCTACTGCCATTTTTTTGTCCTCCTATAAAAATAAAAAAAGAGCCTTAAAAAGCTCTTAGTTATAACAATCTGTCATTTGCACCGATAACGCGCCTAAATCGTGCGGTGCTTCTATATATCTTATTTGCGTATGTAGTTTCCGGCATCGGCTTGGCTTCAAACCGCATAGCCTTGAATACCTCGGCAATTTCACTCATCACCCAACGCACGTCTGAACTGTTCGTGTTCGTGCTAATGTCAACTTGAACTGTGACAAGTAAGCCGTTAATTGTCTGTCCGTCAAGCGTTCGTCCTTGCTCTGTCGGTGCCAACATGTGAATGTAGACTGTTGGGAATGTCGGTGAGCTGTCACTCTGCCCTTTATCCGTAAACAGCAAGTTGGGGTATTTCTTCTTAATCGCTGAATATGTCTTAGCCTTGACAATGGAATAGACTGTGCTCTCAATGTCATAGGCCCATGAATTTTCGCTCGCCATTAGTCCTTGAATACCTCCTTTGCTGTACTGACAATAATTGACCTAAGCTCATTCGCTGTGTTGTACATGAACGGTCTTGACGGCATACCCTCTGTGAAGTACCAGTTGCCATCCGCACCCTTGTAAAACCAACCATAACGCCCATCTGCAAGCTGTCTGATTGTCTTACCACTTGCATACTCCCAAGTAACGCCCTCAGGCAATGTGCCTTTATATGGCTGTGCCTTGCCGATAATGCCAGTTCCAAATTCAACAAAAACAGCGTGTGAGCTGTCTGCTACAACCGCCCATACGCCGCCACCTTTTACGCTTCCTTTATATTCAGAATGAATACTTGAAAGCAATTCAGTTGTGAATATTGCGTCAAGCTCCGCAACCTGTACTCTCGCAATCTCAACGCCTCTTTCTGCCAGTTTTTCCGCAAGTAGTTGACATTTATATGTCAGATAATCTTGATAGCTCTGTAAGCCTTTTATCGCGTCCTCAATGGACTTCTGCGAAAATACATTAACAACAATCTTGTGCTTTGCCATCACTTCACCTGAGCTTTCAGCATGTACTTTGTGGAGGTTAAAGAAGGCTTTACTCCGACGACAATGAAATCCGCCGTAATCTCGTCAACATGAACCTTATCCTCGTCCTTGTAGCCAATTTCACTGTCAAGCCATATAACATCACCTTTGCTCAATGGTAGCTCGTTGCGTTCCGTCAGCATAACTGCATCAAAGTCTGCCACGTTAAAGCCATACTCTTCCGCCTGTGCTTCGCCGCCGCTAAAGGCGATATTTGCTTTGAAAGCAACCGGCAGTGAATAGCCTATGTATTCCTCCTTGATGCGCGGTATCTTATTACCATCATCATCAAGATACGGAATAAAGTTACCCTCACTGTCAGTGTATCCCTCATAGATTATGTTGCCCTCACTGTCAGTCTCATAAACAACTGTACGCTGTCCTTGCCGAGAGTACTTCATGTTCTGCTTATTAATGTCAAGCATCTTTCTTTACCTGTTTGTAGACCTGATTCACTCCGGTGCTTGACAGCCCCGACACTATGCCGACCGCAATAGCATTGAGAATGTCATTCGCCGGGAAATCAGGAATTACATACATACCGATAACACCTAAGATACCGCCTGCAATACCTACGATTATGGGAATGTAGTTGTCCTTAATCTGTGGGATTGCCTTAACAGCTAATCCGATTAAGTAAGTGATAACAACGATTGCAACTACTGTTGATACCTGTGTAATATCCATCAATCCTTACCTCCTGCTTTGCCTAAATGTAATGCCTGTATCTCGTTATACATCTTCGTAACCATGCCATTACCGCCTAATGTGTGATATGCGTTGTACATCTCAATAAAGTTGTCATACGCATAAGATGGAATTTCACCAAGTTTCATGTACTTATCATGGTATTCGATAAGCTGTACTCGCAAAAGCAGCATTGTACCTTTGCTGTTGGCGTCCTTGTCTTTTTTCTGTTGTTTCAGAAGCCAAACTATGTAACCAAGCAATATTGGCAATGCTATGGTGTAAGTCTGTAATAAAATTTCTTTCATTTTATATCTCCTGCGATTAAAATATGGCACACCGCCCACCACCCTTAATGTGTGCCGCCTGCTACCATATTGGTAACGCACAATCTTCTTATAATACCTTAACGAATGGAATTACCCCGGCGAGTAGATTATTGCGGTCAACCCAATTACGATTAATGCCGTTCTCGGAATAACTTGCCATAAAGCTTTCACCAGCTTGCGAGTGGTCATACACCGTGAGGTTGACGATAACGCTCTCATACTTAGCTAAGTCATCATCAATTTGCTCTTGTGTATAGCTGCTCGGATAATTCCTTACGTTGACAATCTCTTGCCTTGCCTGCTCAATAAGCTGTTCGATGTGCGGATTGTCCTCTAATTCATCCCATACCACAACACTAGCATTTTCGGTTGTCTCCATGTGATATTGTTTAAGCCTTATCTTGACCTGCTCTAATGTTGTGTATAGCATAAGCCCTCCTACAATCCGAACTTCTCGATTAACATCTTTTTAAGTTCTGCACCGCTGATTTCGCCTGCGTTTTCTATGCCCTGTTTTGTGGCAAGTTCCTGTAAATCAGATGTAGGCATACGATTTATGGTTGTTTTACTATAATCAAAAGAAGCTCCAGAATTATTGTTTTCTGGAACTTCTTCACCTGCGTTATACCATTTACCATTGTGAACTACTATATATGGGTATTTCATAGTCGTACCTCCTACTCTTCGCTATGAACCTCATATACGAATGTGCTATCCATATTCTCGTATGATGGAAGTACAACTTCGGAAGCAAATGTTGACATCTTCATAGGTGGTCCGTACTCTGTCTTTGTAGCGACTGTGATACCTGTGCCGTATACTGTTACATCTACATCAGCCACCTGTCTTGCTGTTCTTTCCTCTGGTGTAGTACCGAACCAGGTATTACCAAGATTTCCCTCTGGAAGAAGTGTGACCTTGTTATCTGGGTAGAAGTACTGTTCCTTGTCATCATCGTCAATGTACATCTTATCGTAAAGTACGATGGTGAGCTTTGCTCTCTTTTGTACTACTGAAATAACAGCATCGTCATCAACCTCAATAGTTGCTGTAAGATTCTGTGCGAGGATTGAGTTTCTTATCTGTGCATTATCAAGCAAATACTGGAATGTATTGCTGTTCATAAGTGCATATTTAGCAATCTTGCCCTGTTTCTGTAACTTCTTTCTCGCATTATTAAGGTCTGTAAGTGGCTTTGAATTGGTTGTATCGCTCCACATACTTGTGCCAGATAACTTTGCGTAATGGTCTTTTGCGTATGAACCATCTTTGTCATAATCATAGGCATACTGAACGCCATCACTCACAATAGCAATTACCGGGTGTCCTGCATTTGTCGCAAGAAGTGACATTCTCATTCGCTCTGGTACAACCTCTGCACCGCTTACAAGATTATTTGTGTCGTCATACACGCTTGATAAAGCGCTAGCAAGATATGGGTCATCCGCAGACTTAACACGCTCGATTTCAAGCATTTCTTCTTCACCGACTGTTATTCCCTCACGGAAAAATGCCATCTGTGTTTTTTCTTTGCTTAATCCCTCTCTAGCTCTAAGAGTTGGAATTGTGTCAAAATTAGATGGTGCAAGTGATACTGGAAGTCCTTTATGTGTCTTAATCCAACTTAAATCAAGACCCTGCTTCTTTCTTTCTGGAAACCACTGTAAACCAAGATAAGGTATCTGATTACTAGCGTTTTCTGTTGCTGATAACGCAATAGACTTACTGTCTAATACTTCATTAATTAACATCTGTTTACCTCCTGTTATTATTCAAATACAATCATTGGAAGAGCTGTCTTAACCGCTGCGTCATATGTAACGCCTGAGTGTGCTTCTGCCGCCTTTGTATTAAGGTATGCTTTCTTAAGCAGTACTCCCTGTGGTCTGTCCTCTGTTACATCAAACCTTAAGATACCAACTACTGTAGCTGTATTGTCAGCCTTGCCATTTGCTCCGATTGGAGTACCTGCTTTGACAATTTTCTTGCCCTGTGCGTTTTTAGTTGTTACGCCATCAAAATCAAGTGTTAATGGGATTGCTTCATTAGGCTCTCTCTTTAAAATCTGAACATCTCCTGCGTATGAAGTCTTTTCATACTGCATATTCATTTCCTTTGCCATTTTTTACCTCCTGTTATTGTTGGATGTAATGTGATAAAACGTCATTGTTCTTAGGTGCGTTAGACATAAGACTTTCTGCTATCTTTTCAGCGTTTGTCTTATTGTCTGCACCACCTTTATTACTGCCACCGCCCGGAATATCCTGATGTTTTGCAATCTCCTGTTCCTTAGCCTGTGCTGCAGCCGTTTCTTTCTCGGACATAATCTTGCCAAGTTCTGTGTAATCAAGGTTTCCATCATCTTTAACAACTATTTTTGCCTGTTCAGCAGTAATCTTAAAATTAGTCATAGCTGCTTCTCTCTGGTCTCTGATAGCATTAGACTTCTGTAATTCTGCTATCTGCTGATTAGCTGTTTCTAAGGCTTTATTTGCCTTTTCAAGTTCTGTCATGTTGCCAGCCTGTAGCTCATCAAGCTGTTTCTGCAGGTCGTCTGCTGTGTCAGCCTTGGACTTGTACTGGCTCGCCTTGTTCTTTTCCTTGGCAACTTCTGAATTGTTCTGATTAAGCAGATTTGTAATCTGTTCGTCTGTTGCTTCCGGAAACAGTTTCAACACATCTTCTCTTGTCATAATTACCTCCGTTAAACTCACGCTTTTGTTACCGCAGGTCGCTCCTGCTGAGTTTCTCTCCTATTTACCGCATAGGTGCAAAATGTATAAAATAAAAGCAGCTACCGGTTATTCGATAACTGCCTTATTTTGCTGATTATTATTGAGTTGATTAACTATCTCCTGTGCTTTCTTTTCTTGCTCTTTTGCATTTTCAATAGTCTTGTATATATTGTCCAGATATGGTTTTGATAGCAAGAATGTTTTTTCTGCATCCCCCCATAATCCTACTGTCTTAATCGCTATAAGCGGATGTATTCCACTTTGAAGCAGTACTGTAAGGGTTTGTGCCTTAGTGTACATATTGTCCTGCGGACTGTGATTTATTTGTATGTCAAAATCTCTAACTGACAATTTTAAATCATTTCCTGCAAGTCTTAATATATTAAGAACCACTACAGCCAATCGCTTTTCACATGATTTAACAATGGGGTCTTTTAGCTTTGCTCTCGTCTTAGAGAAATCCCATCCATTTCTTAACTCGACCGCTCCTTGAGTATCTCCACCTGTGTTGCCCTGCTTGTTTGGTATAGCCAATATAGATAATGTGTTATCCCACAAATCTTCCTTAGCAACTTGGCATTGTGTCTGATTAAGCTCTTGTGTCATAATCTCTACATCGGACTTGTTGTCCTTATTGATAGACTTAACAACAAGAGCATGGCTCTCTTTCATTTTATTGAAAGTTTCTGTATCAACTTCACAGTTCACGAACTTAACCCAATACTCGACAAACTGCTGTATGCTATCCATTCTGTTAGACTGCATATTGTTGATAGCGTCAAGCATACCGATAACAAGCTCAATATCGGATATTCTTTCGTGATTATTAGGAAACTCAACGATAGGAATTTCACCATATGTATGTAGTTTTGCTTCAACTACTTTGCTGTCAACAATTCTGAATGATGTGGTGTCGGAGAATGCCATTTTATACCAATTTCCGTCCTCGTCTTTAAGTTCCTGCACAACAAGCATAGGTTCTTCTGTGCTTTCATTGTAGACAGTATAAGTATTCATTGGTGTGGGTGCTACAATTCTAAATGGCACATCGCCATTTTTAGGTTGGACAGCCTTAAAGGATGTTCCTGTTGCTGATTGCCATTCTCCAGCTTTAATGTCTTTTTCTTGTTTATTGGCATCTGTCATAAAATCATTAAGCATATCAACAGCTTTATTGATAGTCTCATCATCTTTGCGGCTTATAAACTGGATTGGTTCACCATATGTCTGTCCTACCTTGAATTGGACAATTTCATATGCGTGGTTCTCTACAATCTTGTTTGTAATATCTTCGTTATTTAGCTTGTGCCTGTATAATATTGGTTGGTCGCCTTTGTAATAGTCCCACAGATACTTAATTATTGGTTTATTCCAATTAAATATACCAATAGTACTTCCAATAACCTTAAAAACATTGTTAGCAGTTATTGTATCTACATCGGTGTATGCAATTTTTCGCCCATAGCAACCTCTAACAAGGTCTTGAAGTGTTCCACGGTTCATTAGTTATCTGCTCCTTATAGATATGTCATGCCACTTGCCGTTCTCCTTGGCTCCCATGGCTTTGTGTCCGTAATGCCTGTATTTGTGTAATACACAATCTTTTTGTGACACTTACGGCAACCGGCAATTATATTCCCTGAATATTTTCCGTCCCACTCCGCAACCCGGCGGTGGCATTGTGGACAGTATATTTTGCATTTATCTTTTTTCATAAATTACCTTTCGCACAAAAAAGCACCGCCATTAAGACGATGCTTTCCTAGAGGAGTGAATATTAAGCTCTTGAACGAACTTTCCAAGTATAACTATAACATATCGTCAAGCGGACATATCGGACAACTTTAGTTGCTTTTCAGAAACCTCTCACATGCTTTCCTCACGCTGTCCTCTGTATTGCCACCGCCTATATGGTCTGCGACCTTATTCCATGACATATTTTCGAGGTACCTGAGATTTATTATCCTTCTCATGCGGCTATCAGGTATGTTCGCTATAAACTGTTCGACTTCGTTTGTCTTTGTAAGCAAATCATCTTCAAGCAACTGTAAAGTGGTTTTCCTTGAATAAAGCAAAGTCTTTTTGCGACTATATTCAGGATATGGAACGCCATCAATTCGGAAATGTTGCGTGCCACCAAACCCACCAGTGACACTGTCAACAACTTTCTCTCCGTCCTCTATCCTCTGAATATCTGCTTCCAATCGGTCAATTTTGGCTCTTACTTCCCTGATTTCATCTTTAATGTCAATATATTGAGATAAGATACTTTTTGTTGTCATCGTGTCACCTCCTGAATGGATTAACTGCTGCTTCACATTTAGCTACTAAGCTACCTCTTGTAACGAAAAGACAAAAGTTAGCCAAGCCGTCTGGCACATCGTCATGGTCATTTTTGCCGACTACTGAATAAGTCAAAAGCCATGTCATCATTATTCCGTAATCTTCTTTTGGTTTATAATTTTCTACCGACTTAAATAAGACATGTTTCTTGACCCAATCAGCATTAACAATAATTCTTGTCTCTTTATTGGTTTCCGTTGGCTTGTCTGTAATATTGCACCGTCCGCCCATCTTCTCGACCCTTTGAGCCACTTCGTAAGATACTCTGTCTCCTCCTGAATTACTCTCGAACTCGCACTGTTGCATTTTGTGGTCTACAATGATGTTAGATAAGCGGCTATACTGTATGCCGTAATCTGTCGTATCATCGCAGATGCAATCAACCAAGTAAAAATCGTTGTCGAACTGGTACATACAAGGCAAGAACATAAAGTCGGTTCCTTTGTTCTTAACATCGCAGATTCCGAGGATTGCATCTGGTTCCCTAAGTGGCATTGACATAAAACGTCTAAGGTCGTCATCATGGTAAAGTAGTCCTTCACGCTCAACTGGCTCATTTTTGTACAAACAACGATATGAAATATCGTCCATAGTAAGCTCTTGGTCGTGGAAAAACTCAACCGACATTCCATTATATTTGTAGTCAAAATTACTTCTTCCTGTAACCGGGTCAATATCAGGAACCGCGATAAAACGAACCCTGTCGCTTTTGGCGTAAATTCTTTGTAATCTCCCTATAACATCGTGTACACTCCAACGTGTAGCAATATGGATTTCCTTAACTTGCTCATTCAGCTTTCTTTGCCTTGCATCAGTTCCATATATACGCCACAGCTTATCAAGTGCTTTCTTATTAAGCGCTTCTTCAATGCCACTAACAAGGTCATCACAATACAAATATCTGTTACATCTAACCTTACCGGCATTCTTACTGCCGACAGATGTACATTGTATATTTGAGAACGCTTTTGGCTTGTCAAAATTGATACGCTGTCTTTTTGCATCTGTATTTTGCAGTTTTACGTCAGGAAAAATTTCGCTCCATGTGTATTCTTCGCTATTGGTAGTTATATCAAGAACTCCATCATAAAACATTCTTGTAATGTCGTCAGAGTGTGAGAAAAACAAGCTATAATCTTTCGGGTGTCTACCTATTATCCATGAGCAAAAAAACTTCTCTAACGTGGTTTTCTGTGCGCCGGGTGGCATTGAGATAGATAAAAGGTCAAGCTTATCATCTTCGAGGTCTTGTAAAGCTTGAATCAGACCATGCCTGTTTAACTGTTCCATTTTCGGGGCATAAAATTTTTCTTCTTCTTGCCTATTTTTTTCGAGATACAGTAGATAACTGTGAAAAAGATATGGTGCTTCTAATTTCAACAAGTTATAGTACTTGTCAAGGATTTGGTAATTTTTCTTTGTTTGGTTAGCCAGTGAATCCAAATCCCATATAGACATCTTAGCCAAACTTAGCACATACTGTTCTATAAGCTCTTTAGAGCGCTTAGAAATCTTTAACCCATACTCTGTATCCTTTTCGTTCAGATACGCCGTTTTTGACGCGTCTATGTATGCTCCGATTACCTTATCATCTATTCCGCTTTGCTTTATGTAGTTTTCGTATCCTTGGATTGTTTGCTTCAGATATTCAGATGCCAAAAGAAAAAGCACCTCGCTTTCCAGCAAAGGTGCTTATAGACCTCTGCCTATAACTGTTTTAGGGTAGCGACTACAATCAATCTGTAGCCGGTAATATTTTATTAGACTGTTGGCATTGCATCCCAAAAATTCGTATGCAATCTATTCAAAAGTGCATTATAATCATCAATTACATACCGTGCTGGAATCATATATGTTTTAATGCCATATCTTTCTGCTGTTTCTCTTTCAATGCTACAGCCGTTCCAATCGTAACTCTCACATATTCCCATAAATACATCAGCCTGCGCCAGCTTCTTAAGGCTTTCACCTAAATACCATACAGCTTCTTTACTGTCTTTAGGTGGGTTATCCTCAATGTAGCTGTCAATCAGTTCCAGTTCTTCTCCCTCATAAATTTCTGCAATCTTTTTCATCTTCTGAATACTTGCTTTAATTTCTTCCTCTGTTCTGCCTTTCATTGGCACGCTTACAAATAATTTTTTCATAATCTCACTCCTTTACTATAGTTCCGTTTGCTATTCCACTTTCTAGCAATTCTCCAATGCTTGCATTTGTTCTGAACGGTAATGGCATTTGCTTATATGCTTCTATAAATTGATGTACTGTGTATGGCTTGAAGTTTGGATTATCTCTCTTGCATAGCAACGAGTTTTGTCCTAAGCCAATTATATACTCCTCATTAAAATTTTCATCCTCACGAATCATAATACGCAATTTGCAATCTTTTATATATTGGCAAGGTTTGTATTTTTCACAATCTCCACGACACAACATTGTTGAGCAATATTCACTTGCTGTCATACCTCACTCCTTTTTTCACACTATTTGCTAATGATTTTGTTTCCTCTAAGATTTTGATTAAACAGTCTTTTTCGCAATTCGCTCAAACTCATTCACCTCATTCCTTATCAGCTCACCTATGAACTCACAGTTGCCGTACTTTTTACCGAGTTCACTTGCTTCTTGGATTATGCTGTTCCAGAGTTTATCATCAGCAAAGCTTATCTTGTCGATGTACTTTTTGTGGAATGTCCATATATCTCTATACATGCCAAAATAGTCCATTGTAGTCCTCTGTAATTCAGTGCCAATACTGAAAGATTGATGCGGTGTGGATTTGCACCACACATAATATACAATAGGCGTGTACCGACGCCTCGTTTTACCCTTCGTGCAAGTCTATGGGAACATCTTCCAAACTTATCCGCATCCATTGGTATAATGGGTAGCATTGCTTTCACAACCAATCAAGGGGATGTTTCACGCTATCTCGCTTGCATATATCGTTACGCAGTTTCACCGAGCGAAGTCTTGTATATCTGATTATCGTCTACCTCTTCCGCCACACATCAACTCACATACCGGTTGGTTTTAGGAAAATACAGATAGCCAACAACTATATTTCCATTTCGCTTGTATGTGAAAACGCCAACAACAGGATTTGAACCTGTACAACATTTCTGTTGGACGGCTTAGCAAGCCGCTGTGATACCATTACACCATGTTGGCAAGTACGGCAGTCGTAGCGTAACCGCCATACCTAAAATTGCTTTTGTCGCTACCTTGTACAATTTTATGCGGACTTTATACCGCTTACGGCAATCCTTTGTCAGAGTGATTACCGTAAGTTTAACTGGCAAGGTGGGGATTGAACCCACGACACATCGGTTAACAGCCGATTGCTCTACCAACTGAGCTACATGCCAATAGACAATTATGCCTAAATGACGCATGAGAGAATCGAACTCACGTCTCCGCCGTGAAAAGGCGGTGTCTTAACCACTTGACTAATGCGCCATGTCCGCTCTTTGTTTTACTTGCCGAGCGGTGGCAAGGCTACACGAAAATTGAATCAAAAGGGGTATTGCTTTGTGCCTCATTCGAGGCAGTCGGAATAGCAGGATTTGAACCTACGACCTCTCCATCCCAAGTGGAGCGTTCTGCCAAACTGAACTATATTCCGTAAGTGCAGACTGGGCGACAGCGAGAATCAGCAGCGTCGCAAGCTTCCCGGCTTATGTTGTCCGCACTGTTGCTATTCTTTTAGCGTGTTATGGAGCGCCGGGTAACTACAGCAACAAAACCCGAAAACCTATCGAGCCTTGTGACGGCTCTTAACAGCATTCCGCTAATAGGTGGAGTTTATGAAACAACATGACTTAAAAGTCCGATGGTCATTTGCATGACCAAACTGGGCTAGTCGGATTCGAACCGACGAATACAGCAGTCAAAGTGCTGTGCCTTACCGCTTGACGATAGCCCGAAAAATTACATGTCTTTAAACATCTACATAAGTGCCCTTATGGCTATGGCAAAAATCATTATGAGCACTATTATTATGCCGATTATAAATATCCCTAAAGCTGTCAGACCGAGAAATCTAATTATCCCCATTGCCTTAATGTTATGGCATGAAAACTGTTAAGGCTTACAGCTTGTCAGGTGTACATCCCTATTCATGCCATGAGGGGCTTTTTATTTTTGTCGGAGTTTTCGGGACTTAGAGGGGTCGTATCCAGCAACCATATAACCCCCACCCAGTCTGGTCCCGTGCCATCAGCCCATTTATACACAATTCTCAAACAATTCATGCAATAGCGTTATCATTCCATTCTGTTCTGCTCAACTATTCGTTAAACTTAACTTTTGCGAATAGTTTACATTGAGCTACATATGTGCAAACCCTTTATTTATGGGCTTTCTTGAATTGTGCAGAATTGTGCGAAAACTCCATGTGATAAAACATCAATTATCACCGTCAATCACGGTGCTATTATCGGACAACTCAAGCGGCTTCGGCTGCTGTCCAAGCTGTATCAGGGCATCAGCTCCAAGGGCTTCTCTCTCCGTTCTCTCCGCTCTAGCTCCCGGCATATTCCAACCGTGGTATCTGTTTAACTTTGGTAACACTTTCATAGGATTTAATCGTCTATCCTTCATCAAATTGAATAGGCTTTCTTCGTTATCTTCGGCTATTTTTTTAGCTAAATCGGAACGCTGAGAGCTAAGTACACCGTTCGACCAGTCGTACAACGTCTGTCTATTTATACCAGTCATATCTAAAAATCCCTTAATAGTCACTTCTTGACAATGACTATTACAGAGACGCTTATATATATAATTATAAACATATTCAACTTTGTCTATGTCATACTCATTATGAATACCGTCTACTTTTTTAAGTACTTTATTACATGGGGTAAATAGTAATATGTTTAATTCGGTAATTATATCTGCCCATATAGACGGAAATATATCATTTTCATCAATGCTATGTCTATTGCAGTAATTAGTGACTATATCACTAGCTACAATTCTCATGTCATCAACAGTCCTGATTGTCTGAACATCATAACCGTTATTATCGTCACACATAATATAATCACCTCCAAATCATAATCTCTTTATCTCTCACACATGAATTATCATAGCACATAAAATTAAACGTGACTATATACATAAAGTATATAAAATATAACTTTGGGGTATTTAAGCATAGTACTTTGGTACTAATTGCATATACAGTATATAATTATATACGTTTTTTAAAAACCGATTATTTATTTACACATTCTCATTAATCTTACCTTGTCTAATCTTATCTAATCTTCTCTAGGCTACGTTTTGTTTACATTTTGTATACAGATTTTACTACGTTAATGTAATGATGTGGAAACTGCAAGCTTCCGGTGGCACTTATAGTTATCATATAATATACATTTTACGAATCGTTTTTGGGGATTAAATAAGATACATTGTCAAGATATTAACGGAACGACAAAAAGACCATATAACCGATTGTTATTGGTCTAAAAATATAAATGTGTGAGATTATTTAATTATTATTATAATAATATCGAATTAACCGCTTGTCAATGCTTAAAATATATCAATATAAAATACGATACGTTGACAATCAGTTAAAAATCATGTATTTTATAAGGGCTGGAAGTGCCGACCGTTATCGCTTGGTACGCTTTTTAATCGGTCGTGACTTGGCAGGAGCCATTTATTATTTTAATAGGCGCTTTACGGCATGAAAATAGCCCCGGAACGATTATTTCGCCGGGGCTTGTTTTTATTATTCGCCATATCCTGCCAGCCACTCACTCACTGAGGCATGAGCTTCTTCTACGGCTTGGTGCTCTTCTTCAAGCTCTTCGCGCGACAGACATATACTGTCCAGCCCTGCCACATGTCTCAGGTCAGCAAGTATCAGTTGATACTGCTGATTTGCCTTGTCGGACATTGTGAGAAGTTCCTGCTCGTCTCTCGTCAATCCGACGGTGAACTTCTTGTGCATCAGGTCCCCTACTTGCTGCGCAAGTGGAGCCTGCTCTTTTTCCAGTACCTCCACTGCAATGATGTATTTGGCCAACTCTGTCATGGTCATAATTTATTTCCTCCTGATTTTAAATTCCCGGTTATCCGGGTAAAAGCAACCCGGGGAATCGAACCCCGGCAGTGCGCCGCCTTCAGCAGTTGCCTAACTGCTTACCGCAAACCGAGTGCCTCCAACTCGCTGCGTTCCCAGTCGCTGACAACACAGCGTATCGCCAGCTCTGGGTCATATCCATACTTCAATGTACGGAGTTTTGAGCAATACTCATCTGCACATCGCTCGATGAAATCACAATCACTAGGGTTAATTGTGATTGTGTCGTTCTCAAGGAGTTCTGGCAGCTCCCTGAGAACTTTTTTAATTTTTATAACTGCTGCCGGGTCGGCAGCTCTGTTTTCTCTTCTCCACTGAATTTTAAAATCCATCTTAGAACCTCCATTTTAATTTTTCGTGTAGCAAACACACGTTCGAAAATTCTTATCTTCTCCCTTTCGTTGATATTATAATATCACGATTATTAGGGAATGTCAACACTTATTTTATATTTTTTAAAATATTATTTCTATCATCGTCAGTCTCCGTAAACTTAATGATGTCGCGTGGCTGCATCTCGAGAATGCAGCACAAGCGGTTGAGATTGTCCAGGGTTATTCCAGTGTCGCCCTCTTTAAACTTCCGCATTGTGCTCTGGCTGAAAATCCCGGTCTGTTTTGCTGTTGAACCATTAAAACCTGCCTCTTTTAATGCTTCCATAACATTTATCTTATAAGATATCAATATATCACCTCCTCAGTGACTACATTATATTAAGGCGCTGCGGTTTTGTCAATAAAAAAATCTCTAAAAAAAGTGATTTTCTTGTTGACATTCTCTAATAATCGTGATATTATAATATCAACGAAAGGGAAATAGAACAGATACAGAACATGTGTTTGTTGTACCCAAAAACAAGGAGGTGACTATATATGATGTTAATGGCAAGCGTGAGATATGAGGGAGAGATACAAGTTGTAAAAAATGATACTTTTACAACAAAGAGAGCTTATGCTGATGCTCTCAGAGGCAACGGCTACCGCGTTCGTTTCATCGCCACGCCGGAGGAGTTCGACGAGGCTTGCGAGAATTTTTACAGTCGTAAAAAATAGCCGTCGCAGAGGATGCCAGCCGGACCGATACCGGCGGCGGTTCTTCCCTCTTTATAGGGGTATTAAAATTTTAACATTACAAGGAGGATGAATATGGGAGAAATAATACAGTTCCCTGAAAAGAGGAGCAACGGATATTATAATCTTGTTGCACTGTTCAAAATCTGCGACAATGTCGCAAGCTGTAATGCCTATCTGGACATTGCTGAGACACTTTTCGAAAATGGCGACATTTCAGAAAGCGAGCTTCACACCCTGCGCCGTATTGGCAGGGGCAAACGTCTTGAACTTGCCACCCCACCACAAGGGGAAGCATTGAAGGCTGAAAAGCCCGGGATTTATGCATATACCCCAGAAATGGGACAACAGAAACCGGAAGGCTGTCAGATAGAAGCCCACCGCGCATATTACGGAGGTCATATATTTATCGACACTCCGTTAGAGCTTAAGGGGCGCGGCATCCAGTTTTTGAAAACGTACAAAGCCGGTGACTTGACAAGCTCCGGGCAGTATAAGAGCGGCTGGAACGCTTATAAAGTCACGAATAGAGCATACGACCTACTGAAATCGCGGTATGCGATTTCATGGGAAAGCTGTTTGGATTAAGGCAATCACCGGAGGCGGCGCACTGCCGGGGTTCGATTCCCCGGGTTGCTTTTCAGCCGATAAAATCGGCTAGATAATTAAATATATGGAGGTATTAAAATGAAAAAACTAGATATTTATAGTTGTAATGACGCATTTGCGTCTAGCAATGAAATCATGGAGCTTGTAGCCAAAAAAACGGCTACAAGCGAGGCTCTTATGTTGACTTGCCTACCAAAGGGTACAGTTGAGATGTTGGCTTATGCAGTGGCTGGCAGCGTCGACCACGCGTTGATGGGAGGGTTGGCAGTTTCGATAGTCGCCGGCGACACTTGGCTATTTTGCGATTTTGGTGTTCGCAAAACTGAGGTCGTGTTTGATAATAATCGCAAGGCTGAACTTCTTGGCTTTTACGGCTTGTAAAAATCACCGCCGCAGAGAATGTCCCCGACTCATTGCCGGGCGGCGGTATCAGCTCCGCTTTGGGGCTTGAAAATTTAACAAGGGAGGGTTTGACATGGACAAGATAATTGACTGGCTCATGAGCTGCGGCTACACCCGTGCCGATGCAACGACCGAAGCCAACAAGATGATTGAGGCGAATAGATGGGATGGCGCCGAGATGTGCTCCCGTGAGTATGCCATCCAGATGGTGCTTGATACCATTGAGGAGGAATAAGCAGTTAAAAAGAGAACTTTCAGAAGTTCTCTTTTTGTCGTTCCTTGACAAATTGAAATCGAAGTGCTATTTTATCATCAAGCGGACAACTGCACCCTTAATGAGCGGCGGCTTGTAACGTGATGCTGTTTGGGGGTCTGTTTGTTGTGCCTAACTTCGTTGTCATAGGCAGAGCCGGGCGATTTTGGGTGTGACATTCTACTGGTCCCGCTGTCATACAGAGCTGTTTTTGGCTCAAAAACAACACCAAATCAGAGCCAAATTTTGGCAAAATCGTAAATCGGTTTTTATATTTTGCGTTTCGGGTATAGGGGCGTACCAAAAATGTTGACCCAAAAATTTTAGGGAAAATTTTTGAAAAAAAATATCGAGAATATCAGACAAAATGACACCAAATCGAAGCCAAATTTCACAAGAATTTGACTTCGATTTTTTATTTTTCATTTCCATAGGTGGGGGCGATTAAAAATTTTTGCATTATTTTTTGACTTGATTTTGCGCCGTAAAAATCACAGATTTAGCCGTATATATGCTTTGGCTAAGCTCGTATATCATGCGCTCCATTGTCATTTCCGGGTTAGTTCTCCGGATGTACTCTAATAACTGTTCCGCTGTCATACTGCCCTCCGTGATAAACTTGACATAATACCATCAAGCAAATAAATCAAATCAGTGCCGTACAAGCTTATCCAGTTGGCAAGGTATTCCTCCTGCTCAATCGGCATTGATATGTCATAACTAAAGCAAAACGCATGGCATAGCTCATGAGCGATTATACGCCTCAGATAAGCCCCTTTAGGTGCTAGTGATACAAATATACTCTTGCGGTTCCAGTCGGTCACAGCAAGACTTGTAGTGCCGTCTGAACGCAACAAGTCAGGACTTGAATTATTGACGAATATTAAGCTCCAGTTAATGCCGTTGATTGTAAACATATTATACCTCACAATGGTAGGAGCATTTCTGCCCCTACCTCATAAATCACATTTTAGTCAACAGGATTGACATTTTGCTCTTCATAAGTGAACGCTCTTCTGGTGTCATGTCGCTTATCATGTCGGTTAAGTCCGTTGACAGCTCCTTCATGTATTCATCAAGTGACTGCATTTTTGCGTCCTTGTCCTGCTGGGTGTTAGCCTTGTGCTGTTCCTTAGTCTCCATGTAATGCTTGCGGCTCATGCCACTTCTACCCTCACGCATATCACGCTCGGCAGCACTGCCACTTCTCGGCTGGTCTATCATTCCCATGCGGTCTGACATGTCGGTGTAATACATTCTGCCCCGGCTTAATCTGTCCATGTTTCTCATGCGCTCCATGCTGTCATAATCCATATCTGTCATATCGCCCGGGTATCTGTGCCAGTATGGTGGCTCCTCGTAGCCGCGTCTGCCTACATAACTGCCCTTGCCCTTTGGTGCATACCTGCCAGTACGCATATAGCGGTATTCATCATAGTATCTTCTGCCGCCCTCTTCGCCATACTCATCCTTTAAGGTTCTAAGAAGTTCCTTGTTATACTCTTCCTCTTCCTCATCAGCTTTCTTCATAGACTTAACGATAACAGCCTTGTACTCTGCCTCGCACAAGTCCTTAATCATATCGACCGCTTCGCCCATTTCCTCTGTGTTGACATTCTCAACACCCTTATCAAGCTCGCATAAGGCTTTCTCTGTAAGACATTCAATCATTTTGTGGATTCTTTCAATGTGCATATTACGTCAAGCCTCCCTTACTGCAATTAAGTTACTGTTCTGTACCTCAATAGCCTGCGTAGATGTATTCTGCACCGCTACTGTACTGCAACAGCCGCAAGGTACATCAACATATGCTTGTGCCGATACGTTAAATAAATTTTGAACTGCTGCTGGAGTGACTATCATCTTTGTAGACTGTAAAGGCTCTCCGTCTACTGCTATGGCAAGTGAAATCTCTTCAACTGTGCCGCCTGTAGGTATCTGAATGTTTCCACTATAAGATACTAAAAATCTTGCTTTGCACTGATTTGTAATACCTCTTAACTTGATAATTCCACTTCCCTGTCTGTGTACGATACACTTACTACCGCAAACTGGTGTTTCTGTAAACGCCACATCCTCGCCAGCAGCAACTGTTTGTAATGCGATTCCTGTAATTTCCATTGTTTTTACCTCTCTTTCTAAAAAATAAGGGCAAACCATACAAGTCTGCCCCATGCTCCCGACATCAATGTCGGTACCAACGTAATACTGCTTAGCAGACATAATCTTTCGAGTTTTCTTTCGAGTGGAACTCAAAAGCACCCAATCTGATTAAGATACTTGATTATTCAGTTGTTTAGCAGCCACAACCTGTATTGCAACCACATCCATAAGCATATCCGTAAAGGTTGCTTGCCGGGAATGATGGTACTGGTGTAGGCCTTATAGCGTCGATTATCTGATTTGTCTGTGCTGCCATTGTGGTAGTCAGAAGTGCATTCTGTCTATCCTGTGAAGCAGCTCTGCGTAAATCGTTGTTCTCTGCCTGTAAGGTTGCAATCTTGTCATTTGTCAAGAAGTCAAGGATTGCTCTAGTTCCTGCCTGCTGGCTGTCGATAATATCTCTTGTATTATTATTCATTGTGTTCTGCAAAGCGCAGGTGTTAGTTGCCATATTGTAGTTCACACCCTGTATGGCTTCTCTTGTCTCACAGCAACAGTTAGCGAGCTGTGACTGTAAAGCGTTTGTATTCTGCATATTAGCGACTGTATCAGCGTTGATAGCCTGCTGGATGCCATAACCGGTCTGCATGATATTTGTGTTAATACCATTGAAGCCGGTAAGCATACTGTTATTCATAGCATAAAAACCATCGCAAAGTCCGTTGGAAATGCCGTCTAACTTGCTGATAACTGCCGAATTGTCGAAGCCTCTCTGAATATCAGCCTGTGTAGCCGCTGTCGCAACATAGCCACCGCCATTGTTGCCACCAAAACCGCCAAATCCGCCATTGCCCCATCCAAAGAGCAAGGCAAATACAACGATTATCCAAAGCCATCCACCGTCAGCCCATCCGCCGTTATTGCTGTTGCCGTCAATGTTCGCGACTAATGGCACGCTGGCACAATTTGAGTTTGAAAACATATTGTTACCTCCTAAAAATATATTCATAAAGATGTCACCTAGGTAGTTTGCAAAGACATCTAATATGCTATTAATTACCAAATCTACTTTTTATCTGATTAAATACATCATCTGCATTTAACCCTTTTTCTTGACACAAATTCCTAGCCATCTGCTCTATGCCCTTGGAATCTCCTTTTTGAGCCATCTGCATAGCGTTTCTAGCCATAGGGTTGCTCATTACGCTGTTATTCCCCATCATCTGTTGTAAAAACTGCTGCGGATTGCCGCCACGCATCATTTGAATTAACTGCATTGGGTTTATCATGCCTCGTCACTCTCCTTTTTGCTTTGCGATTGCGAAGTTTTTCTCTGCGTCCCTAAAGCTACCTTGTTCTCCAACTGCTCAATCTTGGCTGATAAGTCATCGAAGCGTTGCATAATGCCTGCTGTAACTTGCTCTGATAGGTCAATTTTGAGTTTTTCCGTATCAAGTGAAGTATTTACCGCTTGCACAGATTTATTGTCTATTTGGGGCTTATACACAATCGTCTTAATTGTCCCATCAGCGTTCCAACCCTTGACGTATATTTCCGACATATCTTGCTTGGGGAAAAACGCCATTGAGCCGTCCATAGGCACTTCATTAGCGTTGATGTTCTCAACAGACTGTACCATTCGCCCATTGATGCCTACTGACTGTTGCTGATATGTTCCCTGCATCTGCACCGGTGCCTGTTCCTGAGGCTGATACCTTGCCGCCTGCATTTGCTGTAAGTATTGTGGATAACCTGTGTACTGCTGTGGATAATAGCTCGGAATGTTATAAGGATTGTTGTATTGAGGATTGTTTATTTGCATTTTCTTCTTCTACCTCCTCGATAGCTTCGCCAACTGCGTGAATAATAAGAGATACCGTCATCAGGTCTGCTTTTTGAATTTCCTCTTTCGCGAAAATCTTCTCAATTACTTTGTCTGACAACATCGGTTACCCCTCCTTTTGCTTATATTTTGGCATAAAAAAAGCCGCCTAAAGCGACAGCTTGGCGACATAAAAGCGACAAATATTCAATTTCCACTTTGAAAAAACGCGATAAATACGGCATTAGCACTAGCATACCGCCGTAGGGATGGCATACAGTAAGTGCTAAAAATTCTTTAATTGTATCTCAATATTTCCGTTGACAATGATTATCTTGTCAATTATAGTTTTTAATATCATATTTTTTTGTTTCTTGTCGATGCTGTCCCAAACATCGGCAAGTTTTTTTATTTCGTCATATACAATAGTATTCTTCTGTCTTGCCGAAAAGTTCTTCCGTTCTTCTGCAATGTTCTCCTTAATCGCAGATATATTTGCTTCAAGCTCCTTAATCATGCTCAACACTGTGTCGTTGCCATCCGCATACAAGCCGTAAAGCCTTTTCAATTTTGCCTGTTCCTTGTCAAGCTGTGACTGCATAATATCAAGCTTCGTTTCCTTCTCCTTAGGCTTGTACGATGATAAGTCAAGCGATATTTTGAGCATTTCTTTCTCGACTTGCTCCTCTATATCGTCCGCCCATTCAAGCGAATTATTGCAGTCCGGCTTGTGGTTCGGCAGATAAGACATAGCTTTATTTCTTGACATGCAATATATCTTGTGCTTTCCATGCGTCCACTTCTGGTATCTCATGGCGCATCCGCACACACCGCAATAACATAAGCCTGTCAATAAGTTCGGTTCAGTTATGCAACTTGCTTTATTGCAGCTTCGAGATTTTCTCAACTGTTGCGCAAGTTCAAACTGCTCCTTGTTGAATATAGGCTCATGCAAACCTTGATATATCTTGCCCTTGTATGGTATCATGCCGATGTTGACAGTGCTTGTAAGTATACGATTGACAACACGCTCTCCTTTATATCCGCATATTTCGCATATCATCGCATCCGAATACCCACTTATATACAATTCAAGTGCCTTATTTGCCTGTTCTTTGCGTTCTGCAATAGGGATTAAGATTCCACTATCCTTGTCATAGCTGTAGCAATAAGGCAAGTTGCCACCACCCATCCAGTAACCTTGCTTCACTCTTTCTAACATACCGCCACGCATACGCAACATCATTGTATTTTTGTCAAGCTGTGCAAAAACTGCCATCATCTGAGTATATGCCTGTTCCATTGGGCTGTCGTAGTTTACGCTATCATGCACACACTTGAACTGTACGCCGTTCGGTTGGAATATCTTCTCAATCATATATAGACCGTCAATCATATTCCTTGATAATCTGTCGAGCTTAAAAGCCACCACACAGTATATCCTCTTATGCTTACAGTCAGCAACAAGCCTTTGAAGCTCAGGGCGGTTCATATTTGCCCCGGTGTAACCATCGTCAACATACCAATCTGTCACGATTAGTTCGTTCTTGGAGCAGTAGTCGAGAATGTCTCTCTTTTGGCTCTCAAGTCCGTTGCCTTCTTCGGCTTGCCTTTCCGTTGATACTCTCATGTACGCAACACATTCCATTGTTTAACCTCCTCTTAAAAAGAATGTGCCGTACTTATCGCGTTACGGCACATTTTACGCTCATATTTACTGATTGTCAATTATTGATGCAATCAGTTCTTTGGTCTTGTCCGGCAATTTGATTTCGCCTGTCTTAATCTCCCTGCCATTCTGTGTCACAATCACCATGATTACCCCTCCAATCTGCTGATTTTTGACTTAATTTTTTTAATCCGCCTGTTCACTGTACGATTGCATACCGATACTTGCTGTGCAATCTCCGTTATCGTTTTACCTCTTGCAAGAAGTTTAAAAACTTCAATCTCTTCTTCTGTGAAGTTGGCGTTGTTAATAATTTCATCAAGCTCCGGCTTAGTCAGCTTTGACAGCTTCATAAACCGTTATTCCTCCTATTCTCCCTCTTCTCTTCGCCAGTTAAAGTCCAAGCCACACTCTTCACGCATGGTCTGTCTCATGTCCGTCCAACTCACATCGTCATCGGCAAGGCATTCTGCCTTGCTATTAAACCTATCCATAAATCGGTTTAATCTTGAACGCCCGAAGTCAAACTCATCTCGGAGCGTGACCGCTGATAACAGACATATAGAATCAACAGTATTGTTCTTTATCCGCTTGGTACACGCTTCTAATTCTTCGTGCGATACTTCAAGCGGAATAAACTCGGCGTTCCTCTGCTTCAATTCCTTAACCGCTTCGTCAATGCCGTATCTCTGTGCGATATCTAATATCCACGCCGCACCCGACATTCTGTATTCGTGTATCTTCTTGTCGCTCTTAGCCATTGTCTGTCACTCCTCACATTCTTTCGCATTCAAGTTCATCAGTACTCACATTAAAGTACGTTGCTATCTTATCTAACGTATGCGGTCTAGGGTATGCCTTGTGACATAAATACTTGCTCACCTGTGCCTGAGACAAGCCTAAATCACTGGCAAGCTTAAACTGTGACACCTTTTGCCGTGCCATAAGCACCCGGAGATTGTCAGCGAACCTCGTCATATTTTACTCCGTTTCCGGCTGCATTTAACCCATCTCTGTAACCCTCTTCGTATGCTTCAATAATTGTATTGTTTTTGCTTGCTCCCACTATCAGGAATGTTGCCATAGCTGATAATATCGTTCCGGTCAAAAAAGCTATTGTCGTTGCCATCAATAGTTATACCCCCTCCATTTGATTTTGCACTCCTCGCATAGGCAGGAGCTTTCTATGTGCGGCACTTTCCCGCACATAGTACACAACCCTTGTGCCTTAAGCCGCTTTCGCCGTGCCATAACCTCGTCTGATTTCTTTCGTCCGCATATTTCGCAAGTTACTCTGCCCGGGCGTGCTTTCCTTGTCTTGCATATTGTACATAATCCTGCTTTCAGTGCTATTTTCCTTGCGTATTTAGTCATTTCGCTATCAGTTTTCAAGCAATTCTCGCACTTTGAAAACTTGTAATTGTCTGGCAGTTTAGCTCCACAATATGTACATTCATGGTTCGCCTTGCGTTTATAATATATTTCGTTAGCCGCCATCTTTATCTCCTTTCTGTATTATTTTTCGTTCCATCTCTTTGAATTGTTCGTCCGTATATCCTCTCTGTGAAAACTTGTTAAACGTGTTCTTTGTCCTTGGTGTTGAGCTTTGGGTTGTGCTCATACTCACCATCTTAGCCGGGTCATCTGTGTAGGCTCCGTTAGGCTTAACACCTATCTGCGATTTTTCCTCTGTGTACAGCGTTGGCTTATATCTGTCCTTAGGTATGGTGTTATGTAGCCGCCAATGCTTAATTACAATGACGTTAGAGTTAGGGAATGTCAGAATATACCGCTTGTCAATCAACATCTGCAAGTCCTCGCTTGACGCTTGACATTCCCGCGCAATCCTCTTAGGTGCATCCACAAAGCCGTCATCATCCGCTCTCATGCACAAGTGAAAAAATAAACCCTGCGCCGATATTGGCATATCAAGGAACGCATCCGAATCTATTAACTTTTTTGAGAACATTCTCTTGTCTGCCATATTCCGCTCCTTTTTGTTTTCTATCTCACTAAATCTTCTAACTTAACTCTGAATCCGTCCATTTTATTACTTTCCAAGAATGTATTCGTGTCAAAGAATACCAATGTATGATTCTCTTTATCGAATCCCATTGACACGCCATTCCTTGTAAGGCTACCTTTTAGCAAATCTAGAACTATTTGTATTTCCTGTTTTGTATTGTCTGTCAACATTATTCTCCTTGCTTAATATTCAAATTCTTAAACATAGCACACATAACATCTACCACAATGCTGTTCCCGAACTGTTTATATAGTTGAGAATCACTGTTTACTGCTGCCATTTTGTTAATATCTTCATCAGATACACCCATCAGCCGCCCACATTCTCTTGGCGTTAATTTTCGTATGCGGTATTTAGGATAAATATATTTGCCTATTGTGTTCTGCTTAATTGCAACTCTGTTATTGTGCTTTGGACTACTTCCGTCAGTTGTGAGTGTTCCGAAAGCGTCTAATTTTGCACTCATGTTTTGTTCGTCTATTGCAATCACATTTTCCATTACAAGATTATCCTTTTGAACACTTGTTAGGCAATTACTTGTACCTTGCGTATTTACCTCTAACCTTTGTTTTGTTGGACTACCAGCGGACCTGTCGGACGGATTATCGGGATTTCTGCCACGCATTGCAACTATACACATATTGTCCTTATGCGCTCCTATTCCTTTGTAATATCTTGATGTAACTGTACTTGCTGTTGGCGTATCGACATCACATATTTTTGCATTATCAAGTCTGTCTAAATGACCATCAGGCATTTTATTTAATTTGCACGGAATCTGACTTTCTACAATCACTTTTGGCTCTCTGCTTCCACCTTGCATTGTACTCAATGTTGGACTACACCCCCCCACATCATAAATCTGGTTCGTGCTTTCAAATTTGCTTTCAAATGAACCAATTACTTTAACTTCCATTCAACCACTCCTGTATTTAATGATGCATATTTCCCTATTGCATTTCCATCTTTTGAAATATGAGACAAAATGCAATTAGAAATAATCTTTTCTTTTGGATTGTTAATTGATAAATCAACTGCTTTCAACAACACAGTTTCCGTCAGACCGCAAATTGCTGATTCCTGCGTCATATTTTGCCTTGATACAGTTTGCGATTTCTCTTCTTCCCGGTTCACAGATTGTTCCGTCAACGCAAGTCTGCTCGCTCTTAGGGATTGTATCTGGCAATGTTCCGTTGTCAATAAGTGTCTGAATAAGCTTCTGCGCTTTTTCATTGTTAATGTAGTATTTCTCGTCCACATCTTCCTCTAAGTAGTCCTTTAACCGCTTTGTGAGTGGTATAGGGTTAGGGAACTTGTAATTATATTCTCCTAAGAACGAGAACATAAAACATCTTTCTCTGTTCTGTGCAACCCCATAATTCTTAGCGTTCAAGTCTTGCCAGTAATTCACATATCCCAAACTTTCAAGGAAGTCTAACCACTTTCTAAAGTCGGGCATATTGTCTTGACTATGGACTTGTGGTACATTTTCCATAAACAGTATCTGTGGCAGTTCTCCGTTACTATCCCTGATTTCGGTTAAAATCCTCTCAACTTCCCATAGCAAACCACTTCTTGTACCACTACCTTTACTCATTCCCATTTGCTTTCCCGCAACTGATAAATCGGTGCAAGGAAATGAATAAGTAAGTAAGTAAGTAAAGTGTTCCGTATCAACTATTTTTAAATCATTTCCGTGAGTTGCACATATATTGACCAAATTATGCGTAGCTTTTATGTTATTGTAACACTTCCTTCTCCACATCTCTCCGTAGGAATGGCTGCGTATCTGATTTTCACTAAGTGCTGTCTTTCCATCAACAGATATCCCAAGCTTTGTCAACTTTTCGATTATTTGTCCTGAGCCGATTCCATTGCTATAATCAGTGTTATCGTCCGGCATGTGAATTGCCTTATAAGATGCAACCGAATGCATTTCCCATTCACATATAAGATAATGCTCAAATTTTGCACCTATTCGCTTTAATGCCATAGCCTGACTTCCGTAACCTGCGAACAACTCTATCAATCGGATAGGCTTTGTTATGCTGATAGGCTCTCGCAAATAGTCAAATAGGTTCATCTGTGTCATTCCGCGCCTCCGATAAAATCGTCAATCTTCATTCTGCTTCGCTCCTTTCAACTGTTCTGCTATCTGCTTTACTTGCCTTATGGCATTTTCCCAAGTTGCACCCTCGGTTGGTAATTCGCTTGACATAGCCATTCCGGAAAAACGCTCAATGATGTTAGCGGTCAAATCATCAACAGTCTTGTTATATTCTTCTTTAAGCAGTTTCTTTGAATTATCCATTTGAATATTGCTTGATTTAATTTCATTAAACCAATTTTTCTCCAATGTTCTGTAATGCTCTATCAACTCAACTTTCTTAAGGTTTTTCAAAAAAGAATCCGAAAATGTGTATGCACCAATAGGAATATCACTCATTCTCTTTCACCCTTTCAATAATTCCTTAAAATTCTCACCCATCTTGTTTTCTTTTCTCTTGGTATGTCCTGCCCCCTGTCCCTCCTACCAGTCCAATGCGTTCCGCCAGCAAGTCCTTCACAAATAAAATTACTTGCTTTCAAACTTGCCCCATTTTCTGACTCAAGAATATAGGTTATAACTTTTTTATACCCCATTTCTTTGGCAACACGACAGCAGGCACCATATAACATAGAACACGCATTGTAAGTTCCATCTGTGCATACTCTATTGATTTCGCAAGTATACCCATCATCTAACATTCGAGATACAGGTCTTCCGCAGACAGCCACGCCAACCATTTTATCAACATCATATAATGAAAGACAAAATTTACAGCCGACCGTTGCTCTATGGTGTCTATGATTTCTATTGATAAAATCACAAGCACTTGCAAAGGTTATTGGTCTAATTTCCATCAGTTTCACCACCATTCATAAGAGACATAAACTTCTCATACTGTTTCTGCGACACCTTATTATTAGCCTTATCTTCTCTCAATTCGATTTTAAGGTGCTTTTCTGCTATATTGGATAATTCCCTTGCAAGGTTCTTTCTTCCCTGCTGTACGCCCTGTGTGTAGGTCTTAGGCTGTTTATATTGCCCTGTCACGAGTTTTCCTATTGATTGGCTGCCTGCGGTCACGTTATACATCTGGAAGCCATCATCCGCAAATGACTTAATTGTTGCAATCTCTCTTTTGTCTAACTCACTCTTAGGGCAAGTCTTAAATGCCAGTTTCCAACCATACGGATTTTTCTCACTATAAAATCCATGCTTTTTAAGGCTTAATGCGATATGGTCGTATTCACCTAAGTGAGAAGCACATCTCTCACACAAATTGATTGCTTGACCGCAATATGCCCGACGAATTTGTGTCTCATCAGTCCTATAAAACACATAAATACCGCTTGAATATGGAATGTTCGGGCAGATTTTTTTAATTCTGCCCTCTCGTTCTGTCTTAATTGCGTATATCTGTTTATGACTTGGTTTTTCCATTATTTTTACCTCTTAGTGGAGTAGTTAATATTCTTTCAATGTCCCACCCCAATTCCTTTCTATGTAATAGACAATGAGAAGTAGTCCTTAATCTTTCTGCCCATTCAACAACATGGAGTTTTTCTCCGTTATATTCCCATATTGGAGAATTTGATATATTTCTACATTTTGCGCTACAATATACCGCTTGATTAAAATGACCTCCTCTTTTTGCATTAAAACTTTCCCCGCATATAGGACAGATTTTCGTGTAATCTTTTGCGTTTGGGTGCGTTTTGGCTCTTAACTTAAAACCGCATTCATAACTACAAGTTTTTGCTCCGTTCCTAGATGAAACTTCATATTCTTTTCCGCAAATAGGGCAAATTCTATATCTTTCTTCATTTGGAATAGTATCTCTCTTATTTCTTGCCTGAACTTCATTTGTAACAAACCTACAATTTTCAGGGCAGTAATCACCATTTACATCTATCCTGTCTATTGTCAATACATTTATATGCCTGTCTGTCTTTTCTTCTTTGTAGCCATTAGCAACTGCCCAATCACAAAAAGTTTTTGGATTATTCAGCCATTCATCACACATTTTTATACCCCTACCGCCATAATCCTTGTAACTCTTGGCATTTTTGTTGTAACATCTGTATTTAATACTCTTCCATAAAGGATATAATCTACTGTGCTTTGTAGAAAGCCCGTGAGTTCTGTTTATTGCTCCCACTTTTTCTTTGTGAAGGCAACCGCAGGAGGTTGTTTTTCCACTTCTCAAGTTTCCGTGCCGAACAATAGTTTCATTCCCACAATCGCATAAGCAATTCCACCGCTTAACTTTCTTTCCGCTTTTTGTAACATGGTCTTCTGCTCTTTCCAAAACAACCAATCTTCCAAATCTCTGACCTGTTAAATCAATCCTATTTTCCATAATTCCGCCTCCGTTTCTATATAACTATTATATAACTTTTATATATAACAGTCAATGCAAAGTTATATAACTTGACTATAACCATTTAGCGTGTTACAATCTCCCAAAAGGAGGATTTGTCAATGGCGGTTTCTAAGGATAAAACAGGTGTTCTTGTGAATATGGATAAAACCCTCAAAGAGAAGTTGTCCGAACTCGCAAAGAAACAAAATCGCAGTTTAAGCAATCTTATTGTTACTGTTCTTCAAAACTATGTAGAGGATACCGCTGATAAGTAGGCGGTATCTTTTAATTTGACTTAGGATTGACCTTTAACAGCCTTTTCTTATTCTCCTGCTCAATTACCTTAGCTCTTGCTATGTTCTGATTATTCAAGGATTGCCACCTACCTTTAATTTCTCCCCTATTTCGTTAATTTCTTCCTCAATAATGACAAACTCATAGGCTTCTTTCACGGCTTCAACTGTATCATCGACAGCCTTATTGTAAATGTCTTTAAGCAAAACTACTCCATCATTTTGCTCGTATTCTCTAAGCCGTTTTAAACTCTTTGCAATATCAACAAAAGTCTGCGGCTCCGCTTTGAGCTTGATGTTCTTGCTTTTCTCTTCGCAAAATGCTATCTGCTCATCAATTGTCATCTTCTCCTGCCTCCGCATACTTGTCCCAAGCTTCATTAAGCGCCTTGGCTCCATCATCGTCATCCGTAACAATAATCGTGTACTCGCCTACCTTAGCCGAGATAAATCCTGCATTGCTCTCCTTAAGCATTTTAATTAATGTCTTGACTAAATTATCCATTCTCTTTCATCTCCTATTCGTTTTGCTTTTAAATATCCACTTATTCTTAATATTCTTGCCATATTATTCCTCACTTTCTAATAATTGTGGATTGTCAAATATGTTGCCGATAACTTCATATTTCTTGCTATTTGCCTCGCCAAGACCATATAATGAGACAGAATCAAGTTCTAACATCCAAGACCCCTCTTCATTATCCCAAACAACTCTGTATGAATTATGTTTATTTTTCATAATATCATTCTCGTAAATCAGCTCACCGTTCTTGTCTTTTGAGCCTGTGCATCGGCAGATTGTAGATGGGTTAACTCTGTACCAATTTTCAAATCCAAGATTTCCGTAACCATGTCCAATATGTTTTGCAAACATATTACTATTCTTGGCAGGAATTATAATTGATTCCCATCCATCTGTTGCATCACAGCTTTGAATAAGATTGCCTTGTACCCATTCTCCATTATCAACTCTCTTTGCTTTGAATAAATATCTATCGTTCATCTATTCCACCTGCCTTTACTATTTCGATTGCTCTTTTAACAGGAATGAGATAATTATCACTGTTACCGCTTCCATATAGTTTTACTAAAGAGTCCGTTTTTAATTGCTCCACAACCTTATCTACATCATAGGCGGTTGGATATTTATCCAGTAATAGCAATACTGTATTTGTATTAAGCAAAGTTCCATTGCTTAAAGTAACCGATTTCAAATTTTTCTTTAGTTCATCAGCATCAATCAGTCTCATTGTTTTTCTCACTTTCTTCTGACCAATCTAATTTTTGACCACAATCACAATATTTAGTGTTACGATATACCTCTTTCCCACAAGATGAACAACTCCAATGCTCTTCTTCGCAATCGTCAAGTTCCATGTAGTCAGGATTGCAATGCACACATACTATCTCGCCACAGACTTCGCAAACAACACCATTGTGGTAATCATAATCCCATGCGAAATCGTCTATTTCTCCGTTTTCATTTTTCTTCCATGTGTGTTTGCCATGCTTAATATATGTATGTTTAGGTTTCTTCGGTATCTGCTTTTCTCTCGCCGTCCGGCATTCTTCCAAAGTTCCAATCTTGCGATATTGACGCCAATCGCTTAATGCTTCAAAATAATTGTTTTTCATATCCTGTAATTCTTCCGGTGTGCCGATTGCGCGGTACTGTTGTACTTCTTCAAGCACCTGTATTGCCATCTTTGCCGCTTCTTCTAATACGTCCATTTCAAACGGTAAGCCAACGTATTGTTGTAATTCCTTAATTGCTTCACTCTCTTTCATGAAACCACCTTCTTACTCTTGTTAATCCTTGTAGTCTTACGCTTCTTCTTGCTCCCAACGTAACGGCTACCGCCTGTCGGCTTGCCATAAATAAATGCACTCATGCTACCATTCTTAGGCTTCATCTTCTCTACCTCCCAGTGCTTCAATTGCCATGTTAATAGCTTCAATTCTTTTTTTGTTTATCATTGTAAGCTCTCTTTTCTTTGCTTCACTCAATCCCAAGTAATCGCTACTGTATACTGCTATTGCATTTATTAGTAGTTTTTGTTCATCACGAAGAATTTCAATTGCTTCCAGAATGCCCAAATTATCCCCTCCTAGTTCAATCGCCAAAATTGTATTCCTTTAGTCGCTTGCTTTTCTCGTACACTGTACATTCATCACCTACCGGACACGGTCTTCTGTGCCCGGTTATCAATATGTACTGGCAGAACCTATCACCGTCCTCGAAGCTCAAACGGCAATTGTATTTACATGTGCTACATTTCTTTTGCTTTGTCATGCTGCCCCATCTCCTTAGTTAAAGGGTAAACCTGTATCTTCTACACCCAATGGCAAATTCATGAAGCCGTCACTTGCCATTGCCGGGGCAGACATATTTGAAGCCGACTGGCTTGGACTGCTGCCGTTAGCGTTCTTACTCTCCGCAAACTCGTATTCCTCAACAACAACATCTGTGGTGTACACCTTATTGCCGTCTTTATTAGCGTAACTTCCAGTCTGAATACGTCCGACAACTGCAATCTTGGTTCCTTGATGAAGATACCGTTCAATGCTTTCTGCAGTTTTGCCGAATGCCGTACAGTTTATGAAATCAGCCGTCTGCTGTTCGCCCTCCTTCTTGTACTTTCTGTCAACCGCAAGTGTGAATTTCGCAGTTGTAACATTCGTCGCAACGCTTACCCTGATTTCCGGGTCTCTCGTCAATCTTCCCATTAAGATAACCTTATTCATCGTCTTATCTCCTTCGCTTATCCCATTTTCTCATGAGTTTCTTGTTCTCCCGATACAAAAATCTCATGCTATTCTTTTCACTCTCAATTATTCGAGCTCCATTAGTTTTGCGGTTGCTCGTCACTTCCGCCTGGTATTTCTCACATTTATCGTGGTAAGCCCCACAACCTCTGTTAGGGCAGTCTCGACAACATCTCATTCGTTCGACTTTTCCCTCCTCAGTCCTCGTAAGCAATTCCTACGCCGTCAATGTCTGTCTCCTTATCTCCAGACGCTATAGCTCTCATAATTGCAACATAGCCATCATCTGTTAAGTCAATAGGACAGTTATCTAATGCTCTCAACAATTCATGGATAGTATCTACTTCCTCATCGCTAACGCATATCTGATATACGGTTTTCATTTTGCTTCACCTCTCAATTCTTTCAGTTTTGCTTCGGCTTCGGATTTTGTGAGGAATACTGTTTTCCCAATCATTGACAATAAGATTGTAAAATTTTTCTCACACTCTATGTAATCGCTTTCTGGTCCGGTCTCATCGTCAATCCATTCATGTAACCATTTTGCCTTAACAGCAATCTTCATCCAGTTTCTTTTTGCAAAGCGGAATGAAACAACTCGCGCCGGAAAATATAATGGAATCTTATTATCAATGTCCTCGTAACACTCCATATCCTCTATTGGGAGTATTGTGTTATCTACATAAACTGTATCTCCCACTTTACAAGGTGGAATAATAAGTCTGCCCTGTTCTTCTAAGTCCTCATATTCTTTGAGCTTTTCTCTTAAATCAGCCATAGCCCATAAATTGCGATAAAACAAGGCTAACAGTCCTATCTGACTATCCACTTCAACCGACAGCATTTCACTCATATAGTCGTCAAATTCTTCATCTGACATATCGGATAAATCTTCATCGCACATATCTTTCATAAGATTTCTTACAAGCTGTCTGCTGTCAATGTCTAAATCATAATCTCTGTACCTTGCGTTGCGTTTATCATCTGCGTAGCAACTATTATGTGCTAGTTCAATCATTGACATATCAGATACTTCTTTGTTACTTGTTAATCTCTCCATTACTGCTCCTTTCTGCCTTTATTTACCTCATCAATGTATTTCTGACAAGCATTTACGCATTCTTCCTGTGTTTTAAATTTTATGCCATTCCACAAACTGTTGTACCTTATATCTCTTTCATCATTAGACGATATGCAATAATACCAAATATCATCATTAGAAGAATAGTTTATACGGCACTCAAACTTTTTGTACTTGCCTTTGTAGAATTTGCTACTATCAAATCTTTCTGTAACATCTTTAAGCCGCATATCAATTCTCCTTTCTAAAACGGACATTCATCTCCTTTCCTTAAAATCCAACTCTTGCCCTGCTCTGCAACGTCTACATTCGCCCCATTTACGGCATTTTTCATTTTCTCAATAAAACTATCCTTATCAGCATTTTCACTCGATAAATGGCACATTATGATATTCTGCAAGCTGTCTGAATCATTAGCCTTGACAAAATCGCAAGCTGTATCAATGCTTAAGTGACCTCTGAAAACGTGATTAGCTTTTGGATTGTCAGCATCTACTAAATCCTTGTCATAGTTCACACCGAGAAGAATGTGGTTTATATCCTTAAATTTCCACTTAATAACTTCACAATCCGTTATGTAAAGCATCTTCCCCATTTCTGGGTGTGTAATCAGAAATCCGAATATCGGGCAAGGTTCGCCATTTGCGTCTGTATGTGTCCATCTGCCATCTACTGTTGTTAAGTCAAATGTTCTGACTGTGAAATATGAGTTAGACAAAAACTGGCTCATAAGTAACTTCTTATATGGTGTGCATACAGGAATACCCATATTGTTTAAGTCTTTAACCGATTTACTATGGTCTTGGTGGCTGTGGGTACATATCGTACCCACAACATCTTTAACATTCCAATTCAAGCCTTTCTTAATCTCCTTAATCGGTATTCCACAATCAAGGATAAGTGTTTCTCCACTGTCGGAAGTTAAGGTGTAGCAATTACCTGTACTTCCTGTTGCGATACATTTAAGTTTCATATGCGTTCTCCGTTTTTAGCCTGTCTTTTACACCAACAATCAATATACCTGTTTTCATCTTCGGCTTTAGGAACTAAATATTTCCTGTAGCGATTAATTAAAGGCTTCATCTGTTTGTTGTAAACATCCTCGTTAATATAGTTCCATATATCAATATAAATCGTGTTATACTTAATCAGTGGCTTATATTCAAACACATCATCATTCACAATGTTTACTTTGAAATTAAGTGGTAACTGCTTTCCAACAAGTTCAATGACTTCACGATTCTTCTCAACAACTGTTATCTGCTTAACATCTTCTTTATCCTGTATTGCAAGAATAATAAGACCTATCCCAAGACCACCAATAAGAACATTTCCGTGTGCATTGCGAACAAAATCTTCATTTGTTTTCTTTTCCATAGGTGTATCAGACATTACACATTCACATCCGTTTACAAGCCTCACGTATTCTCCAGGAGGTATTCCGCATCGGACAGTTGCATAAAAGTTATTATCTGAAATTTCGTAATGTTGGAGTTTGAAATCTCCGGCCTGTCCGTCTTTCAGTATCGAGGGCATATCTTTATACATGCTCATACTCACACCTCGATTTCATCATCCTGTGGGAACTGAAAAACAGCATTGTTGACAAAATCTACCTTTGACGGCTGATTTTCTGCGTTCACCAGCACACCACATTTCTTCAATCTTTCAAATTCCTTTGCCACATCTTCTGAAATATCAACATTCTGCATCATAATAGGCATACCAGCATATGTTCCTCTCAACATTTCTATAGCCTTAAGTGCCTTTGCTTCGGTGGAATATCTTGCAATTATGCTTCTGCAAGAATCATCTTTGCACATTCCCATCGAAATTATTTCATTATATACACGAATCGTAGATAATTCATAAGGGAAATCTAATGTTCCGTCCTGTGAAATTACTCTCATCCGTAAAACTCCTTTCTAACATCAACTGCCTTACACTTTAATTTGTAATCCCAATCATCAATCGGTGGTCTTTTACTCGGATAGCAGATAAACTCTCTGCAAATCCTTGGTCTAACTGAATAAATCTCGCACTTTTCTTTTGGCTTATCATCATTAAGAAACGGACAAGTCATATCCATTGTTGGTGTAGCTGTCGGATAATTATGTCTATGTTGCTTGATATGATGTTTTTTGATGTACCTGCGGATTGTTGCAATTTCATCTTCTGTCATAGGAAGTAAGTTACTACAACAATTACCGCATTGAGTACATTCTCCGTTACAAGTCAAGTCATAAGTGCCATTATTCATATTAGCCATCATCTGTTCTAAACTTGCTGATTTCATAGGCTTACTCCTGCATAAATGGCGGTAGTGTGCTATCTTCTGCCTGTTTTTCGGTTGCTTCTGTGTCTGTGGAGTCAACTACATCTGCCTTATCTTCTATAAACTCAACAATATTGGCATTTTCGGCAATTTCAGCCTGTGTAACTTGATATACCGCATCCATTTCAACCTGTGCCTGTCGTGCCATTGGGTCATAGTTCTTAGGGTATTTCCTTGTTGCATTGTTGCACATTTTTCTCTGTATCATGCTCTCCGGAGTATCAAGCCAAGCACCGCTTATAAAAGGTCTTGCAATCTCACATTCAAGCATTTCATCTACTGTCTTGCACGCTCTTAAGGCATTAAGTATCTCGTCTTTCTTAGCCTTAATTTCTGCTTTCTGCTTTGCAACAGCGTGGTATCTATCCTCACAAATACCAAAAGTCTCGTTCATTAGGTTTTGCTTAACATGTGCTAACAGATTTACCTTAACGCTGTCTCTATCAGCAGAAAGATATGTTACTGTTCCGTCTAACAGCTTAACAGGATATACAACTCTTACAGCTTTATCAGATAATCCGCTTTCTTCCCACTCTGGCTCTGTAACTGTAAGTCCTTTATGCTTAGGTGGTATGTACTTGTCGCCCTCTTTAATTACCCAATATGGATATACCTGTTTAACATCTTTTCCATAGTTGGCGAGCAAAGAATCATAACCTGTACCCTCAATTCCCATTTCAACCTGTTTCTGCCATATATCCTTGCCTGTCTGTGGGTCAGTTCCCACCTTTACATTTCTTAACTGAAAATAGCACTCTCTTGGATATGCACTAGCATTTAATTTAAGGCTTGCACAACGCTTAACAATGCCCCTTAAATTACTTGTATCAAGGTTTCCCATGTTAATCTTAGGGTCACTCTTAACAAGATTAAATATGCTTGTCATAGCTTCCATAGCACACTCTTTTGCATAATCATCCATATTCATTCCGCAAGACTTGTAATCATCAATGATAAGACCTGTGATTGCATTACTCCACTCACTTAATGAGGTGGTAAATGCTTTCTTCTCTGCAACTGCTGTATTCTCTGCCATAATTTTTTTACCTTTCTAATTGATTTATTTTAATGTTCTGCTATTCCTCTGATTTAAAGATTGAAGAGGAAAAGATACAAACTGGGCGAACACTGTAGTAGTCATCACAATAACGCATAATGATATTGCCGGACGAAGTAACAGTGACAGTAACAGTACTCCAGTCGTTATTACAAGCCGTGCCCCACGGCGTAATCAAACGCCACCAGTAGTCATCTGTGTTAGGTATAAGGCTTCTGTACTTGCGGTATTCGTCAAGCGTAAGAAGCGATACCTTATCTTCACACTCGCCATACTCGGTCTGTCCATCAAGCGAAAGCAAGTCTCGCTTAAATAAGGCAATGTTCTCTTCTCCTATCTCATCGGCAATCTTCTCGACAAATTCTGTATTGAGGTATTCTCTTAACTGGCTCTGAACCCAGTTATTAGAATTTTCATCAAATACTATCTTGTCTGTAAGCGTGTCCGCAAGGCACATATAACCCTCATCCGTAATATCAAGTATCTTCCAGTTAAGCCCTGCAAGCTCAAATGTATCTCCGACCTTTGACCCAGTAAAACGCTTTCTTGCCTTAACCTTAACATTACCTTCAAGTGCAGCTATCTTATTGCTTAATTCGGTTATCTGTTCCTGTAACATCTCCATTGTCAATGTAGCCATAATTGTCATTCTCCTCTCGATACAAAGATATTAGATTTTAAGATACAAACTGGGCGAATGCCGTTGAAGGAGTCATAGCTGTAGTAGCTGAAATCGCCAGATGGATAAACAGCGGCTATTGCGTACAGATGACCTCTTTCTTCCGTAGACCAAGGTGTGCATGTCCACCACCAATTGTCTAAATCCTTATTAACAAGTAAAACATTGTACTGCCTTGCTTCATCAAACGTGATAGGTCTTACCTTGCAAGTGCAAGGCTCAAACTCATGCTGCATATCAACTGAAGTTAAATCAACAATATGCTCGACAAGATTATCTGCTCCTAATTCAGCTTCAATAATAGGCTGTATCTCGCTCTCAATAACTTCCTTGAGGTTTGACTTGCTGTAATCTCGTGTATCTTTGTCAAAGTCAGTACTACCTGTCATGAAGCCCTTAGATATTACCTTTGTAGCTCCATTCTTCTGTTCAAGCACAATAAAATCATGCTCTCCTATCTTGAATACCTCGCCCGGTTTAAGCTCCAATAACTGTACTTTGTTAGCTTTTTCAGCTTCTTCTAACTGCTTGACAAGCTCTCTTGCCATATCTAACGCCTTGCTCATTTTTACTCCTCACTTTCCGATGACTCTGCATTGTCTACTGCAAGTGCTAAAAATTCGTCAAATTCATCTGTCGTAATATCCCAACTGTCGCACCAATCAATTAAAGATGTTCTTTGACACTCTTTTTTAATTGCATATGCTATCGTTTCCGCTTTTGATTTCTTCATATTACCCCTCCACAATCTCTAATTTCTCGCTATCATCAACAACCAGCATAATCAACTGACTATCAACCATTTCAGCAACTTTCTTCTGATTAGTGTTGTCAAGGCTCTCACTATCATCTAAGATAATAGGTACTGACATACCGCTAATCTTCTGAATTGAGTTACAAATATCAACTCTGCCTAAAATTCTGTTGCCCTTATTGCTCATAGTGGTAAGAATCGACTTTCCATCAACTGTCGGTATGCAAACTGACTTGTAACCGCCCGACTTGTTCAGTTCAAACAACTTCCACTTAACAAGTGAGAAGTGACTGTTAATGCTGTCAGACAATGCTTCGTTCTTCACCTTATCCAGTTCATCAAGCAAGTCAAGGATTTTTCCAGCATTAGTCTTGTTCTGCTCCTGTGTACGCTGTTCTGCCCTTAATTCTTCAAGTCGCTGTTCGTCTTTTTCTGTGTTGCTTTCAGCTATCTTGCGCTCACACTCTGACAACTGCTGCCTAAGTTCGCTTTCCTGTGCCTTTAATTCAGCCTTGACACTTGAAATGTCATTAGCCTTGTGCATAGCCTGTTCCTTTTCAGCTATCTGCTTTTCAAGTGCCTTGTATTCTTCTGAATCGGTAATATCAATCTCCTGCGGCAATTCCGTCAACTGCTCTGTAAGAACTTCGATAGCTGTATTCAGCATCCCAAGACTTTCCTCATGCTCCGGCAACTCTGCTTCGAGGTCTGCAAGTGTTTTCTTCTCTTCGCTAAGTCTGTCAGCATAAAGGTTTCCGTTATCCGTGATAGCTTTTAACGTGTCTGCCTTGTGCTTCTTGAAGTCGGCTTTCAACTGTTCTTTCTTGTCCTCACTGTATTCACTACCGCAGTAAGGGCAGATAAGACTGTTTTCGTCAAACTGGCGGTTATTCTCCTCAGTCCACTTCTTGCGTTCTACATCGAGATATTCGGTTATACTCTCAATGATTTTCTTTGACAGCTCAATACAGCTCTCTGTCTCGCCGATAGTCTTTTCCGTCTGCTTAATAAGAAACTTTTTATTGGAAATCTTGTCCTCAATCTCTCGCCTAACCTTGATATTGTCCTCGTTAGCCTTGCGTGATAAGTCTCCCTGCTTAAACTTCAAGTCAAGAATATCAGCACTAGCCTTATCATATTCAGCTAACAGCTTGTCATTGTCAGTCTGCTTTGCAATGCAATCAGCAATCTGCTCTTTAAGGCTGTTTCTAAGCAGTTCAAGGTCAGATGTATCAATGTCAGACTTAATCTGAATATCTCTTTCCTTTTCCTTAATCTGTCCGTCAATAACAGGCGATTGCTTGTCAACATTAGACGAAATTAATTTATTCATTGAGCGGATTTCTTCGACGGTGTATTTTTCGAGCATTGGTACTAATTCTGCCAACCCTTTTCTTGACCTTGCCATATCTAAGTCCGTAACACTTTCAATTAAACTGAAAAGATATTCTCTCATTTCATCCGGCTTTCTACTAAGAAAAGCATTGATATTACTGCAAGCCTTAAACATCTTCATATTAATGCCCAGATACTCATTAAATGCTGTTAAAGTCTTAAAAACGCTGTTGATGTAATAAGAGTTATTATCACTGACAGTTGTTACAATTTTTCCATCTTTTACAGCTTCTTTATAAGTACGCTTCTGCACTTTCTTCATAGTGATTTCTTTTCCGTCAACATCAAGTACAAGTTCGACCGACACGTCCATATCATCAACAGATACTCCGTCAACTTCTCTTCTGACAACCGGATTATCTTTCAACTCATAATCGCAGTTAAACAAGCACCACAGATATGCCGTGGCTATTGTTGACTTGCCGACACCGTTCTTCGCCATGAGCTTAGTAATGGCGTAAAAATCAAAATCCTTACTTGCGTAACACATGAAGTTCTCAACCCTCATGTTCAAAAGCTTAATATTCATTCCTCTTAGTCCTCCTTCTGAACGGCTCCTGTAATCTTGCCGTCCTCAATCACAACCTCCATGTTTCCGGCTGCACATAATATCTGCAATTCATCAACATACATTGCGTTCAAGTCTGTGATAATCATTTTCGCTTTCCTCCTCTTGCAAATTTGTCTATGATTTTCTTTTTGTCTCCGTCTTTGCCGACAAGATAAAAATAAAAATCTGTCTCCTTATCAAGCATCCAGTCATTAGCATTAAGCCCATGTGAAGATACTATGATTTTCTGTTCTCTTGTCAGTCGCTTAGGCTGCTTCATTCCCTTACTCTCACTCTCCATTCTTCCCACACACCGAACGTCAATGCATCAGCGTGATTCTCAAAATATATGTCAATTTTGTTGCCCTTGATTGCACCGCCGCAGTCCTCGGCTATAAATGTTCCGATTCCCTCAATATCTACCATAGAACCATAAGGAATGACCGTAGGGTCTACCGCTATGGTAACACCCTCAACGGCATAAGTTCCTGTTGCGGTTATTCGGTCATTCTTTCCACAACACTTCTCACAACCGCAATATGCTGTAAGCGTGAATGTCTGCCATTCGTCCGATGTTTCCTGAATAGGACCATATATCGGCTTCTCTATGTAGTTGGGTGCTGTCAGTGTAACGCATATACATACGGCACACAAAATGCTTAGAATTGACATCGTTCCTCCTAACTACGCATAAGCCATTGCATACCGCTTAACAATATCCTCAAATATCGCCTTAAGCTGTGGCTTTTCGTATATAATTGCAATCTTGGTAGTACCCTCTCTGATTGCTGTTTTGGTGTTTCCGGCTTTTTCCATTCTCGCTGTCTTGTTGTCCTGTAATCTCTTTAGGCTACAATGAGCTATGGTTTCAAGCCGTCCGTACATCTCGTTGTAAAGCGTCTGATAGTCAATGCCGCTCTTAATTGAGATTTCACGGATTCTTGCGTTTATCTCCGCTTTCCAGTCACCAATCGGCTGTGTGAAAATCTCCTTAATGTTATTGACAGTGCTTTCAACCTTAGTTATCTGCTCTGCCTGTCGCTTGCTTTCAAGCTCCTGCCTGCTCATGCTCTCAACAAGCATATTCATAAGCTGTAACTGTGGTGATAACTGGGTTCGGTCAATAGCTGTCTGCTTGACACGTTCCTCAACCGCCGTGAAGTACTCCCTTGCCTGTTCCGCCTTTTCTCCGTTGCCCTTAACGGATAACTTCTTTGCAAAGTGAGCTGTGAGCCTGTAATCTGTTGTCGGTCTGCCACCCAATGGGTTTTCTTCCTGCGGTACGAAAACCCAATAATCCTCGTTTTCTGTGGCAAACTCGTTGTCAATAATGTTTGCCTTGCACCATTTGGAATAGTTGCTAGGGTTAAGTCCTAAAAACTCATACAGCTTTCTTGCTGTTGTCATACCCTCGCTGTCAATGTCAAGGGCTATCTCAATCGGTGTTCTTGTCTCTGCTTTCTCGACTTCGTTCAAGTTCTCTTTTCTCCTTTCTTGTGTTATAATCTCCTTATCATTCAATAAGGAGGTGACTTGCTTTGCCAGTTGAACAAATTGTGTCTGCTTATGCTACCGCTAAGATTTGCGGTTATAACGGCTCTTTAGATGATTTCAAGAAACTGTACGTCCAATACTATTCGGAAATCATAAACTCCCTGCCGGCTGAAAAACCGCAATCAGCAAAAATTGAAGCGGCAATCACCCCTTTCCGTAGGTAGCTTGCTTCTAAAAACTTCAATCACTGGCGTAATGGCGGTGAGAACTTTGACAGACAGCTCAATGTTAGTTTCTTCAATCTTCTTACCGCCATTTATAATGTCCTGATAATCGTCAATGACATCCATTGCTATGTGCTGTGCAAGTTCGTCAATCCCGATGTATCGGTCATCATCTTTCTTGACTATCACAGCTTTTCCAGTACTGTCTACAATACTGTATCTCTGCTTATCCATTCTTACTCCTTTCTACAAAAAGTTAAACCTTTTGAACTTCAAGTGTAAAAAAATAATCCTGTATGTCTTCTTCTGCTAACCCTAACAGCTTTATTGCAGACAGTATTTCTGTCTGTTTCCAAGGTCTTTTGCCTGTCATCTTAAAAGACAATGTTCTCTCCGAACAGCCCAAAGCCTTAGCGAAATCAGACTGGCTACCATATTTTTCCACAATGCGTCCTCTTAGCTTGCTGTAATTAAAAGCCATTCTCTTTGCCTCTCCTTTCTCGTTTTTAAGTTCAATGTTTTGAACTGATTGTATAATACCACCACTTTACACACATGTCAACAGAAAGTTCAACATTTTTTACTTTTTAAGTTTTATGTATTGAACTTTCGTTCAAATAGTGTTATATTGTTATACGAAAGGAGGAAAACCAAAGTGAAAGAGACAACCGCAGATAGGCTCAAAAAACTAATGAGCGAAAGAAGATTGAAGCAAGTCGATATTCTTACTCTTTCTGCACCATACTGTAAGGAATACAATATCAAGATGAATAAATCTGATATTAGCCAGTATGTGTCAGGCAAAGTCGAACCAAGCCAAGAAAAGCTAGTTATTCTAGGAATGGCTTTGGATGTTTCAGAAGCATGGCTTATGGGTTTTGATGTTTCGCCAGAACGCAAAGACAAGTCGGTCAAAGCCGATAAGGATATTGATTTAATGTGGAAATTTTCTTTGTTAGACCAAAGAGATAAAGATACCATTTTAGGCATGATTGATGTTATGTTATCTCGAAAAAAGAAAAGTGAGGATTAACCCCACTTCTCTAAAAAAAGTTTGATGAATGTATGCAGGTACTCTAGGGTGCCTGCATCTTCTATTTTAGTTATCATTTTAATGATTTGTTCTTTGTTGTCAATAGCTTCTTTGGTTAATTCGGCTCGTTCTTTTAACTTCACCTTACCCAACATTACCCCTCCCAAAATCCACACGTTTCCCAGTAGCGATGTACCTATTATAGAACATAAGTTCGATATTGTCAAGCACAAGGAACGGTGCAACGCCAATCACACCGCTCCTCGCCGAAGCTTGATGTTGTTCCAGTTAGGAACATGTTGAGCATAACACAGAATCAACGGTAACTCACTCTCAATCGTGCCAAAAAAATCGACAAAATACGCAGAATACGGAGGTATTATCATGGACAAAACTATTATTACAAACAATATTGTAGGGAAAATGACTGTTTGTGATGTGTATGGTGACCACCTTTATGTACAATCAATAATTGATTATGTCTCTGATAATAACCAGTATAAAGATGATAGAGCTATTTTTGCTGTTTATGGGCTGACATAATATCAATTTCTTTTAACCCACTCGTAAGGTTCGGTTGTACTAATGGAATAGATGCCGCCCGGCTTCGATATCGCTATCACCACAAGATTATACCCAAAGACCATGCAGCTATTGCCTTGAGATGGAGTATTATTACTATTCCATTCGATGTAACCCATGAACGGTTGTTTTTTGCTTAAATTTAATATACCCGAGTTATCATAATTAGACAGATTAAAGAAATCCAACTTTGAGGTTAAATTATTATTTACCTCATTTATCGCGTCTGCATTTGTTTTGACGCCATTCTCCACGTTATTGAGCTTATCAGGTGTAATTTCCTCGCCGTAAGCCCAGTTATGCTTGTTATAGTCAATCGCCATTATCTTCTACCTCGCTTTCTTTTTGGGTTGCTTTTTCCTTAGCAGCTCTTAACTGTGCCGCTTTTTCCAATTCTGCCGCTTCTCTGGCAACTGCGGCATCTGCTTCTTTCTCTAACTGTGTAGTCAAATCCTTAAGTGCAAGTAGCTTTACCTCAGTTTCAATCGGCGACTGATTGATGTACTGTGCAAGTGAACTTCTGAATGCCCTTATGTCATAATTACTCATGCTACCTCTCCTTTCTTTTCAAGCTCGGTTACGCGGGCTTTAAGTTTTTGTATTTGCCATACACACAGGGCTATTAACTCTTGCTTATTAACTCCAAGTTTATCCTCGTTGATATGGTCAAATAATGCCATGTCTGCCTCGATTCCTGCTTCTGTAATCGCTTTCTCAATGTCTTGTGCGATGAAGCCCAGGTGTCTTTGGGTTTCCACGTATTCTGTGCCTTTGTTATAATAAAATGCTGATGGCTTTAGACTATTAAAAAGTTCTTCCATGTGTTCTTCATCGTCCAGACTTTTGATTGTGTTCTTGTATCGTGCATCTGATGTATTATTAGCGGCAATGCATATCTTGTACCAATCCGATGATGCAGTGTATTCATCAAAATGTGTTACCCATGTTCCACTCACGCCTAAACCGTTAGAGTAGAATCGGCGTATACCATCTGTCCAGTATTGCATTATCTCACCTCTGTTATTAACTTGGTAAGCCGGCTTGTCTGCTGAACATTCACCTATTACCCACAGTCCCGCTTCATTCATTACAATGTTGTTTGCCCCTATTGCAATGGCTCCGCCGTCCATTGCACACGCTTCAAGTCGCCGCCCTTTAATTGTTCCGGTTGTTATATTATCAGCATTGATTACAGTCTGTCCGCTTTCTTGTAATGCCGATATTGTGACAAGCCCTTTTAAATCAAGCTTGCTCGATGAAATCAATACTTCTTCGGCACTGGCATTGATTTCGGTTACAAGCTTGTCTTTCGACACTTTGGTTTCTAGCCCTTCTGCCGTAGCTTTGATAGACGTTTCCAGTCTGCTGACAACCCCCTTTGTTGCGTAAGTCTTGCTTACATTCGTCATAATGCCCTCTGCGCTTTCGCTTATCGCTAAGTTCATCTGTGTAGTGGTTGAGTAATTGCTTATCGTCTTGCTAAAGTCCTTTTTCAGTTCATCCGCTGAGAGTTTAATGCTCGCCTGAGCATCAATCTTGGTTATGTAATCCGAGTCAACCTTAGTCTCGAACTTCGATAAATCAGCAGATAGTCCGTCTGCCGTAGCTTTATACTCAGCTAACTTCTTATTGACCCACGAAAATTCGGTATCGCCAACATCGGAAAATCCCCATGTGTCACCGTTCTTGATGAACCTGTACGTCTTGCTGGCAACCTCATCATAGACAAGTGCTCTGTTGTGTTTCTTATAGCTTGCGTCTGAATAAGTAAACCTCAATCCCTGCGTAAGCTTATCACCCACCACTGGTCCCGATGTCCAGTTGTACGCCGGATAATTTTGTAAGGTTGGGGTTCCTTGTATGGTGTAGACCTCATTGGCACCATCAAGAGCTTCATTAACCTCACTTATCTGTGCGGTAAGTCCCTCTGCTGTCCTGTTGAACTCTGCACTCAGTGTGTTGACATAATCCCTAGTAGTATACGTCTTGGATATATCTTCCTTGATTCCGTCTGCTGTGGTCGCTACAAGTGTCTTGGCATCAATCTGTGTGATATACTCATTCGTCACCTTGGTTGACAGCTGCTCAACGCTCTGAGTAATTCCTTGTGCAGTTACATTAAGGTCTGCTATCTGCTTCTGAATCACCGAATATTCAGTGTCGGCTATCGGCTCCCATATCCACATATCATCTTTTTTTATAAAACGGTATGTAGTCGCCGTATCCTCATCGAAAAACAATGTCCTCTGGTGTTTACGATACACCTCATCCGAATAAGTGAACTTTGTGCCCTCAACAAGTATATCGCCAACCTTGGGACCGGCTACCCAGTTGTATGCCGGGTAATTATAGAGTGTTGGTACTCCGTGACCGTTGATGACGGTTATCTCGCCATCTATCTGCGATTGCAAACTCTGTATCTTTACATCCAGTTCCGATGCGGTCTGTGTTATCTCATTCTTTAATCCGGCTTCAACATTCGATATTTCCGCTTTGTTCTGGTCTACATCACGGATTAGTCGGTTCACTCTACCTTTAAGTTGTGTAATTGACTTATTAGAGCTGTTTATCTGTGTGGTGCGTAATTGTTCGCCTTGTGCCGTATAACTGTCTGTAAGGGCTTGTATGCCCTTTAAGGTGCGTTCTAAGACGTAAGTGTTTATCTCTGCATACTTGCTTGATAAGTTGACTGCATCGCCAACTTCGATACATGGATTGCCGAGGCTTGTTATTTCTGCCGGACGGTACGTTATGCCTTTAATCTTGTCGAATATATTAGTTGCAATAGCCTTTAGTGTCGCCGCATCCTTGCCGTACACAAGAAAGTTATTCTCAATAACGTAAGTGTTACTGCCTGTGCCGACAATAGCTCCTATATCGTTCTCGTCCTGTCTAATTTGCAACTTGTCAATCTGTGACACAATGTAGTCTTGATAATCAGCACTTGTGTAGTAGCTCTTGTTGATTATTATAGGTGCCGTGTTGCTAAGGTATACAAACTCGAATTGCCCACTTCTGCCGATATGCCCCAAGCAACCGTTAATCTCGCAGATAGCATTGAGGACTTGACCGCCGCTAAGTTCGTCAGTGTAAACACTTCTGCTTACAGTCATAGTATCGTTGACAAGAGTAATCTCTTTTTGCGTGATGCCAAAATGAGCAAAAAAACTGTCTCTGAAAGTCTTGAATGTGATGTAAGTGTCCGCTGTCGGCAAGATACTGTTGTACCAATCAACCACATCGGCGTTAATCACATCGTACAACGCATTGTAAGCCTCAATCTCGCGTTTAATTCGGTCTGCCGTAGGTTTATCAGACACCACCTTATAACGCCCTAAAATGAACGAATTATCGCTGTTGCCGTCAAGGATTATCTTGACAGTTATCCACTTGTCTTTCAGTGAAGTGAAAATATTTGAAATTGTGAACTTAACCGTCGCCGCTTCACACGCTCCGAATGTCAGTTCACTCTCGGAACACAAACTCTCTGTCAGCTCAAAGCTCTCTTGATGCAGTTCTGTGTTGGTGATTGTCACGGAGCCGTCATCGGTTGTGATTATGAACTGCTTATCCACATTCTGACGATAAAACAAGTCTTGCAAAGTGTAATCAACCATCGTATACACCCCCAATAAATGCCATTCTGAATGAACTGTAATGTATCTCTCCGCCGTATGTGCCGTATATCTGCGGTTGAAAGTCGGCAAGGTAGCCTTTTTGCGTTACATAATCGTTGTACTCAGGAATAAAAGCTGTGATTATACACTCTCTACCCCTTGAATTAGTGTAACTGTTGCGAATGTTCGACATAAGTTCCTCTAATTCACTGCCTGTCAGCATGGCACGCACATCAAACTCAACCTTTAGTGCTTTCAATTCCACGGCGTTACGGTGCAGATAGCCGTTAGCATCCGGGTAATCGTCTATGTCTTGCATGTTCACATACGCCTTATATGTGTCAGCCTTGATAAATTTTTGCGGGATGATATATTCTCCCACCTTAATTAAGAAACCGCCGTATGCCACCTTTACCGCCTTTCTAGGGCATAATAAAAGCACCTATCAATGATAGATGCTAAAATGTTATGTCCTGTCCTGTCTTATTAGTAATGAACGCTCCCTTGTAGCCGGACGCTAACAGCCTGAGCCTTGTTGCTGTAGCACGCCAGTAAGCCTTGTATGCTCCGACCTGTACATGGTAGTTGCCCTCATAGTACTTAATTATCGCACTGTAACCCTTGCTCCTAACGTCTCTTGCCATGTTTATTGCATAAGACTTGTTTTCAAAAGCTCCAACCTGTACACGATAGTACTTATCTGTGGTCGCCTGTACCGTCTGCCCCGGCAAATCAGCGTTGATGTACGGTGTCGGGTCTACCCAGTCAAACTTGGAAGTGTTCATAAAGGAATTGGCTCCCCAGAAATCACTAGCGTTGACAGTATAAGGTTTCTTGTACTTACGAACCTCAAAGTGAAGATGTATGCCTGTTGAATGACCGGTGTTGCCGATAACGCCTATTGGTGTACCTTTCTTGACAACATCACCTGTCTTGACCTTAAGCTCTCTCATGTGTCCGTAGCCAGTCACATAGTTGTCATTATGCAGAATCCACACGGCATTGCCATAGCCGTCACCGTTGCCAGCATAAAGCACTGTACCGTCCGAATGAGCCACAATATCGCTCTGAATGTATCTGTTATCCTTTTGCGGCACAAGGTCAATTCCCTGTGCATAACCGCCATTCTTGACCGCTTCGACGTGCCGTACGTAGTTCTGTGTCACAGCATATCCCTGAACTGCCAATACTCTGTTACCAATGTTCATAGTCTTATCCCTCCATGTGTCTAATTTATCTAATAAAAAAGACAGCCCTTGTGGACTGCCCTATTATTATTAATAATATACTGTATTTCTTTATTTACTTTTTATTATTATATATATACTCTTATTAATCTTATCTACTCTTATCTATATCTATACTTATCTAGGCTACGTTTTGTTTACATTTTGTATACAGATTTTAGTATAGTAAATTGTAAAAGTAGATTTTAAGCCTTTTGTGTGCTACAATCTTCCTTGGAAGGAGGTGTATTATGTACAAAAGAGTATATGGTTTTTGCCCAACCCAAAACAAGGACTATTCGATTAGAGTTAATTACATCAACGCTTCAACAACTGAACGCTTTGAGTATGCCAAAGGTATTGCAAGTTGCGATTATACTAGCTGTGGCAATGATTGTAATTTACCTCAATGTCCTATTGCTTCAAATGCTCCTGAAAGCATTTCGGGCTAAAACTGTGGGGTAGTTATCAGCTACCCCTTTATACTCAATTCAATCTCTCCTACGCCTTTTTGCATAGTCAACATCTGTCCGTCAACTGATACATCAAATGCGTTGAGGTCTAGTGTTAATGTTGGCGCTTTGCCTGCCGCATGTTCTAACTTATAGTTTCTTACACCATTGAGTTTCTTGCCGTCAATGAATATCTGTGAAAAAGCTCCGTCTGTTTTGATTTCAATTCTTGAATTTTCCATCACTAATGCTCCTTTCATCAAACAATACATTCTAAAAGTACGTTTAACGTACATACCTTTGCAATGCTTAAAAGGGACAATTTGTCCCATTAAAAATTGCTTACAAAAAACAGCACCCCATTTCTGAGGTGCCGCCGCACTACTAATCTGTTTATTTTATCCAATTCAGCATTTCGTCAATCCAGTTCGTCGCCATGTCTGCAAGCTCCGGGAAATAATCCACAAGGTCAAGCATATAACGCTTTTCGCGTCCTGTTTCCTGCTGATATATCCTGTCTGCTTCGTTGAGGTCATATTCAGCCCCTATCCTTACAAGCAACTTATGGATAACAGTTGACTGCTGCCAGCCAAGCCTTGAGCATATCCAGTTTATTTTCTCAACATTGCGGTCATACCAGCTTTTGGTTTTTGGCAATGGCGTTCCGCTTGTGTTGTACTTTAGACCATCATCAATCAGAGCCGTAGAAACTGCTGTCGCAAGCTCCTTAGCCTTGAAGTAACCGCTTATCAATTCGTCCTGCACTTTCCAAGACAAATCATCCGTAAAGGCTTTTACCAACATCAGATAGCCCCGCTCTGTCAATACTGTTATACCTCTGCTTGGTACAACGATATTTCTAATGTCCGTTAAACGGACATTAGAATTTTCTGTTTCTAATTGGAGCATAAAATAATGCTTACCTACTTCAAATCTGCTTTTGTTTCTGTTGAAAGTATTTCTCGCCGTTCCGCTTGGTCTCTGATGCACAGTATCAATATCCTTGAATGTGACAACTCTCTGACCGTTGTACTCCCTAACTGCAAGTGCCGTTCCCTCAATGGTAATTAAATCATTTGCCATAATCACTCACCCCACTTCTCTAAGAATAATCTTACAAATGTAGCAAGATATTCCAGTGTGCCGCCACTTGTTATGCTGTCAATCAGCTTGTGAAGTATTGCTCTGTTTTCTTCCATTACTGATTGCCTCCCTTCTCGTTCCCGGCTAACACATTTGTGTATGCCAGTACACACTTTAGGAAGTGCAAGTTGATGTGTTCTAAATTACTGATGATTGACTTGATAATCTGCTCTTTCATTATATCATACCATTCCTTTCCAAAAAAACCTTGATTTTCCGCAAAAGGAATGATAGTATAGATTTATCAATTCCTTTGCGGATTGTACATTTAGGAGTAATCGTGTGACCGCCAAATCTTGCGATTACTTCTTTTTTGCCTTTTGGTATTCATCTTCGATACCACGTCTGACAATCTCTGAACGGCTTACATTGAGTTTTTCTGCCGAATAATCCAACTTCTTAACGGTTTCGTCATCAAGCCTTGTCCTCAACATAAAGTCTTTGGGATTGTCTTTGATTTTTTGCCCTATTTTAGGTGACACACCTATTATCCTCCTTTTTACTTTGTAGCAACATTTTGTTGTGCTTTTATAATACATTTGTTGCTACACTTTGTCAAGAGTTATTTTTAATTTTTTTGCAAACAAAAAGGAGCTTCTCAGCTCCCTTCTGCTTATTTCTGATATAACACAATAGGTTCTGTCTTTTCTAGCGAATTAAATCCAGAACCATAACAAATAAATCTTGTCTCAATATTTTCAATATCAGATATTGGACAATCCTTTGCGCTGTCGGAACTTATCCTCATTCCCTCCTTAGATTTCTTTCCAGCCGCAATGTCACAAGAATAAATTGGGTCAACCATGTAACCATTTATAGACATTTCTCTTGCTTGCACTGTCATACTTTGGTCTGTCAAGTTCTCTACTGTGACGATTATATCATAGCTACCATCACTATATCTCGTTTTTTCAACACCGTTGTATTCCACCCTTATGTAACTATCTTCATAAACTATATTGTCGGCTTCATTTGCATTATCAGGTGTTATAGGCTTGTATTCTACCCCAAAAGCATCAAATAAAAATTGAGAAAAACTGTTAAATGTATCGTAAAAACACATTTTATTTTCTTCAATTTCAACATCAATTCCCAAATCACACCATTTAGGAAGTGTTGTCAATATATTACCATATCTATCAGTGCTGCCTACAACTGTTTTACCGCCTATTTTTGAGTAAACAATACTGCCATCTGAACATTTTATTGTTAAAGTAAAATCAATATATTCACTATCAACATCATTGATTATTCCAGCAAATACAAAATACATTATAGTTGCCATGTCAGAATTATCAGCCGTAGCATTTATAATATATTGTGATTTCATGCCACTAGTCAAAGCAGTATATTCCACATTTCCACCAGTAACATCATATTGTCCTTTACGGCTATCAGACAGCTCAACTTCGGTTGCTGTTTCTGCAATAGTAGTTGTTTCTGGAATTTTCTCAATTGTGGTTTTTGTCGGTGTATTTGTCTCCGCATTGCCCTGTGGACTATTGCAACCACAAACCATCAATGCGGCAGATAAAATAATCGCTCCGATTTTTAATCTTCTCATATTATCTGCTCTCCTTGCTGTCAAGGTGTTTTCTGATTGCGTGGACATCAAAGCAAAGTCTTATACCCAAAAATAAGCAAAATAAGCTTAAAAAAATGCCTATTATCCACAATAAAATCATAAATCTACCAGTTAAAGCCAAAAATACACCTAACAAAAAAGCTAAACCAAGCAGTATGGATATTACATTTATTTTGATATCCTCACTGTTTTTGCTTTGATTGTCGGTTTTAGTGGTTTTTTCTTCCATATAACAATACCTCCCATATAATGTAGTGACCTCATTATTACACGATATGAGAGGTATGTCAACTTATGCGACAAGTAATTTTTTCGTCGGATTAGTAATAAAACTTTTTATATCGTCATAACCCCAACCGCAGTTTACAAGACCGCTGACAATCATTTCTATGGACTGAACTTTCGCAAGCTCCTCAGCTGTAAAACAGTCTCTTAAATTAGCCTTTTTGTCAATGCCGTATTCTTCCCTTAACTGCTTTGCTGTTTTGCCGAATATCACTTTGTAAATAATGTCGGTATATGTAGAATAAGCGTGTCCATGCATACGCTCATTCTCATTTGACTGCTGGATAGCCTTAGTAAGTGACTGCCTTACTGCAATGCCCTTTTCGCGCTCAATCAGTTTTCCTGTAAGAAGCTGTTCCATCGCATTAAACTGATTGATGTAAGCCAGCTTAAACTTCATAGCCTTTTCACCTGTATACCCCATTACCAAAAGTGTAAAGCCGTCTCGGTTCATAAGGTACATTGGATTTTTCTTGCCGTTGCTTGCTGTGTATTCACTTTCATAGAATAGAGCCGAAATCTCGGCTGTACTCAAAGTCTCAAAAATTTTTCTGATGTCTTCAAGAACATGCTTGTGTTCTTTCTCAAATGTCTCTGCCACATCGAGACTGCTAACAACTATTGTTTCCTTGTTCTTGGCGATTTTTCTTGTTTCTACTAACATAATATCATTCCTTTCTGTTGATGATTTGTAATAAAAAACCCTCAACAGGTACACTTCTACAATGTATCTGCTGAGGGAATTACTTCAAGCTCACTCTGCCTGCATCCTCTTACTGTTCGTAACACCAACTCTGCCGCCAGCCTGCCGACTGGTATTCTTTAATGCTTTCGTTATAATGTTACAAATTAAATTGTGACTTCATTATACATTATAATTGCATAATTTTCAATGAGTTACGCAATTTTAAAATGTGTAAGCGTCACGCCCTGTCCGCTTAAAAAAGTCTCTTGCATACTCTCTTGAAGCTTTGCCTATATCGCTTTTGCTTATGCCGTATTCCTTGGCAAGTATGCGTTGCAATAACTCGTTCTGCTCTCTCAGTAGTGCGTTTGTCTCGGCATTGTCCACACTCGAACTTGTATTGTAATAGTTCTGTGTAGTGGTACTTGTCGATGTGCTTACGCTCGGCGTGTAATCGGCATAACCACTGTACAACTGCTGTGGGTGTACCGCCTCAACCATGCCAAAGCCAAAATCCTTAATGGATAGCTCTGTTGGCTTATAGAGGCTTTCCATGCCCTCTTTAAAGCCCTCTGTGGTGTAGGCACCAAGTTCAAACATAACCCTTGATGGTGAGTGAATGTCAAGGGCGGATTGGATAGTCTTTGCTACGTTCTTGGCTATCTCGTCTGCCTTGCTGTATACTGACTGCTCCATTGAGGTCAAGCCATTAAGGAACCCGGTCATTACTTGAACGCCAATACTTGGCATATTGACAGTTGCTTTGTCTGCAAAAGTAGTGCTCAACTTAGCTGCCATGCTGGACACTTTATCTGTTGAAACTTTTTCGAGGCTATCAATACCTTGTATATAGCCTAAAATGGAATTTTTACCAATTCCACTAAAACCCGATGATGGCTTATTGCCTTGTGAGCCTTGAGCTTCCATAAAAGTGCTAAGCGATAAGTTGGCAAGCCCAGCTACAGGTTTAATGAGCTGTTGAGAATTGCTATTTACACCGCCAATATAACCTGTAACAACCGATTTGCCTACATTTTGCATTTTAGTATTTGCTTCATTCGACAAACCCATTATCGCATTATTATTCATGTTTATCAGAGACGTTTTTACATTAGGCTGATATTTTTTGATTGCGTCCGTATAACCGCTTACATCATATCCTGCCATGTCCGCAAATGCCTTAGTTGTGATATCTGCATTTGCTAATATAGCGTTACCGATAGCATTTGCATTTTGCATAGCCCAACCACTTACGTCATTCTCGGATACAGCAGCATTATCAAGCCATCTTTGATACAAATGGTTGTCTTTCGATATCTCAATGCCTATTTGCTCTTTGCCTTGATTGATTGCAGTAATGGTCGGTTGTACCATATTCTTATCAACACTCTTGGCAACATCCTGTATTGGATTTCTGAACAAGTCGGCAAATCCCCAGTCTTTTGTCTGCGCCTCTTGAAAAGCTTCAACCCCTGCTTTTTCAACCTGTGACTGTATGTAGTCAAATGTTGTGTTTATCTGATTGGTAATGTCGTCTTTTTCCTCAGTCCAGTTAGCATTATATATTTCTGCAAGATTGTCAATCCAATCAAGGTATTGCCCTGCTTCTTCCGAGGTGATTTTACCACGTTCCAAAGCACGTTGAGTATATACTTTCCATTCATCGGCTTGCCCTATAAGGCTTTGATAATATTCATCAACTTCATCAAGCTTAGCTTTTCCTGCTTCGGTTATATCAGATATAGCTTTGGTGGTTTCTTCTAAGCTTTGAAAGTTAATATTGGTCATGCTGTCAAAGCTGTTTTGCAAATCGACCTGTCGCTTAATTGCTTCACCGCTTAGATAGTTCATGTCGTCAAGTAAGCCGTTAAGTGAGTCAACATCTGCTTGTGTAGCTTCGCCGCTAAGCATTTTGTCAAAAATCGTATTAGCTTGCGATTCCATATCGCTGTAAATGTCGTTAAATCTAGCATTGAAATCTGACAATATGGTTGTCATTTCACCCACACTAATCCCTAACTTTGTCGCTGTATCTGCGGACATCTTAGCCAAAGCGTCCCATGCCATATCAGAACTAACATGCAAATCATCACGCAATGCAGAAGCAAGGTCACCGACTGCTGTACGCATATCTTCTATATCCGTATCAGATATGTTCTTTAAATCCAAGTTGTCAAACTTAAATTTAAGATTTTCGACTTCTTCGCTTGCACTCTGTAAGTTTGTGCTTACTCTGTCAAGCTCTGTCGCAAAGTTAGTCATATCTTCGCTTGATGTTCCAGTTGCATTGATAAGGTCGATTACCTGTTGTGCTATATCGCCTATTGGTGTGCCTTGACCATCAAATACACTCGTTTGCGTGAATGCGTCAATGCTGTTCTTATAGGCTTGCTCAATAGATATAATAGCTCCTGCCACCGCTGCCAATGCACCAACAGCAAGCACTACATAGCCGCCTGTGCTCAATGAAGCTATCGCTGTACCAAGTTTACCAACACCCTCGCCAACGCTAACCGGCTTTGCACTTGAAATTTTCAAAATCGCATCTGCAAATTTACCTAAGCCGGTATTTATACCGCTTGCAATAGCAGAATAAGCTTTAAAGGCAAGAAGAGCTGTTGCGACGCCACCTAAAGCGCCACCCAATGTATGCCACACTGGAGCCGGAACTAAATTAAGTGCTTTAAATAATATTTCTACGGCACCACCTAAAAGATTGATAGCAGGCGCACCAATATTGGATAAACCCTCGATGAAATCTAAAAAGCCTGTGCCTGTACCGACTGTAAACTTCTTAGCAAATTCCAAAATGCCGTTAAAGCCATTTTTGAGCTTTTTCCAGTCAACTTTACTGCCCCATGTTTTAAGCGGTTTAAACATGCGCTCAAAAAAACCTTGCACCTTGTCCGCCCATGCCTCAGCCTTATTCTCCATCTTGCCAAAAGCATCGTTCCATACCTTTTCATATTCTTCCGTAGCCTTGACAATCTCGTCTGTGAGGTCGATTGTGTCACCTGTGCCAGTGGAAGCACCGCTTTTACTTGTTCCTGTGGTTCTATTTTCAAGTTCGTCAAATCCACGAACACCCTTTTGTGCGTTTTTAGCCGCATCTGCCACATTGTCATAGCCATTTGCTATATCCTCTAATCCGTCAGAGGTGTCCTTATAGCCATTCTGACCGAAAGCGTCAAAATCGATTTTGACACCCATAAGGCTTGCAACGCTCACAAGCATACGTTTAATTGCGATTGTTGTACCATTAACAACAGGCATAACCTTTTGAAGAACAGGTATAAAAATCTGCCCTAATACCATGCCTGTCTCTTTGATATTAGTGTTGAATTGTCTAATCATGTTACTTGGGGAATTTATTGTCAATTATGTTATCGTATAGGCTCTTTATCCTATACTTCTTATAGTTTCCTATAAGTTCAGAGTACATTATCACCCACGTTTTACGTTTGGTTTGGTGGTAGCCACTTCCACCTCATACTGCCCTATATACAGTAGTGTCGGACACTCTTGGGAATATTATATTTATTCAATTCCTACTCGTTACGATACTCAATAGCCTGCTCGCAATCTATTGAGTTATCTCGGTATTAGCATAGTTGAAAACTTTAGCTTTCACCGATATTGCCCGATTGCCATAAGATATTTCTATTCTTATGCAACACTTGGAAGATAAGTTAATTTATAAACTTTCTTCCGTTTATTAGCTAAATCACCCCATGACACCTTAGACTGGTCAAGTATAGCAAGTACTCTTAACTGCTGCTTTTCCATCTGCGTCATTTCACTTATGGATTTTTCAACACCTAAGTTGTAAGCGTATGTCTGCAATGTGGCATTGGTAATATCAATACCATACTTGTACAATGCCCTTGATTGACCGATTAAGCCACTTTGTATGTTGGTGGCTACGGATGTATAGCCTTTGTTGAAAAGGGAGCTTATATCGCCGGCAAGCATTGTCATTGACTTTGCTATTGCTGTAGTTGTCTCTCCTGTTTGTCCAAGTGAGTTAGTCACTGAGGCAAGCTGTGACGCGAACTCCGTAACTTTCTGAATATTCAAGCCTAAGTTCTTAGTGCTGTCTGCCGTTAACAAGCCGTCCTCAACATCAACTTGAAGTCCTGAAAGCTTGCCTAACAACGCGCTTACCCTGTCGGAAAAGCTATTCGCATAATCCGTAGCGTTGTCATAGCCGTACTTTTCAAAGTCTTTGCCCCATTCGGAGCCGATTTTGCCAAACGCAACCGCATAGTAGTTGAACGCCTCAATGTAATCCGTGGTACTTTCAATCGAAGTCCACAAGCCCTTAATGCCACGAACGACCATGAAGTATGAAGCGTAAAACTTACCGAATGACTTAGCTAGTGACCATGTGCTTTTAGTTGCCGTCTGTGCGCTTCTGTGAACGCCATTTAGGCTTCTTTGAATTGTCCGTGAAGCAGAACCTACCCTCGAACCTTGGCTTGCTAAATTCGCCAATACGTTGGTCATCTGAATGACGTTA